CATGTTGGAGTAGTGGGTGTAGGTGTACAGCTGGGCGTAAAAGCCCATCTTTTCCACCTGTTCCAGCGCATAGGCGGTGAGGTTGGTGAGGTCGAGGGTGCTCATTGGCTTGAGCTTGTTTTCCTCCACGTCCACCGCGATGGGCATGGTCAGCTCCTTGCCGTAGACCGCCTGCCGCACAAGGGCAAGCTCTGCATCGGCCATGGCCTCGCTGGTAGCGTAGGTGTAGTAGTACACGCCCACGTCCAGCCCGGCAGCCCGGGCGTTGCTGTAGTTGGTCTCAAAGGTCGGGTCGATGTACAGCCCGTCTGCCCGCTTGGAAAGCTTGCGGTTGGTGGAGACCGTCTTGAGCATCGCACCCTTGTAGCCTGCGGCCTTGACCTTTGCCCAGTCGATCGAGCCCTGATAGCGGCTCACGTCCACATAGCGGTAAGGCGGGTCGCCGTCCCAGCCGGTCACGGTGTCCACTGTGGACACGTCCGGTGCAGGGGCAGGCTTTTCTTTGTCGGCGTTGTCACCGGCAGCGTGGGAGAGCGCAGAAAAGATATCCCGCAGGAAATCAAGCATTACTTTCCACCTCATAAAAACCCTCCTCCGTCAGCTTTTTCATTACGGCATCCTTGTACCGGTCAGGCACGTTGTCGATGGTAAAAGCGCCGTCAAAGCGGTGCAGCTTAATTTGGGTCACATAGAACAAAACCATAAGCATCCTCCTTACTGTGCGGCCAGCAGGTCAATCATAGCCGCTTCCAGAGCGGCAATGCGCTCTTCTGCGGTGGGCAGCTGTGCCTTTTCCTCTGCTTCCTTGCGGGCCTTTTCCTGTGCAGCCAGCTCTTCGGCGGTGTACAGGATGTACCGCTGCACCGGCACTTCCTCATCCCAGGCGGGCTGAGGGTCAACACCGGGCACGTCCACCACCTTGCGGACATCACGGCCTTTTTCGCGACCATCTGCGTCATAGTATATTGCAGGGGTTCCGTCCGGCAAGGTTTCGGTCTCGTAGTGGCTGACCTCCTCCACGCCCGCCACAGCATCGTGGTGGATGGTCTGGGTCTCGGGTTTGAGATAGCCTTTCGTCAGGTCGGGGGCTTCGATGGGATTGCCGTTGCTGTCGATGATTTTCATAAGGTCTCCTTTCGGTTATTCCGCTCTGCGCCAAATATACGTTGCGGTGTAGGGCGGCATATTGTTGTGAGGTTGGCCAGTGCCACTAGAATTTGTTGCTAGATAACCCGCAGATTCATCTGCGGTACCGACTATCGATATATCATTAATGAGGGTATGATATTGTGTTTGGAATTTAATTCCAACTGGATTTGAGGTTTTATAATACCATTCGTCGTTTCCAAGAGCGACAACTTCATGTGAGTGTGGGCCATTCTCTAGCTTTGTCAATGAATGCTTTGCTTCACCGCCCGTACTCCCTGCCGCATAGGTATCACACGCAGCCAGGATAAAACAGTCTTTGATCTGCTCCCACGTCCCGCCGATAAAGCTTGCCGGGGATGTGGGGTCGTCGCTGGCCCAGTACTTGATTCTGGCAAGGTCTTTTTTTCGCTGGGCGGCGAGAATTTCTTTGATTTTGGCTTCCACCTCAGCCTTGCTGTAAAAAATCGCATTGCCGCTTTCATCCTGCACGGTGGATTTATCAGCTTTGCCTGCCAGCGCATCACCGGTAGCCTTTGCGTCGGCAGGGGCGTTTTCAATGCTCAGGGTCTTATCGGTATTTGCTTTGGCCCCGGCCTCTTCCGAGTATTTCTTTGCATTGGCTTCACTGATTGCAGCGGCAGATGCACTGGATGCAGAAGCATCAGCGGATGCGGCAGATTCGCCAGCTTTTGTGGTTGCAATTCCGGCCTGTTCAGTGGCAGTAGCGGCAGAAGTAGAAGCCCCGTCTGCTTCTCGTTTTGCATTGGCTGCGCTTGTCTCTGCACTCTTTCGAGCCGCTTCGACTGCTTTAATCCAGTCCTCTTCTGTGCCAACATAGCCATACTTTACAGCAATGGCATAGGCGCTATAAGGGCCAATTTCGATTGTTTTGCTCATTCAAACGTCACCTCCAAAATTCCAGAGCCATTGTCTTGCATATTTATTTCGGTTAAGCTATCACTCTTGACCATATAAAGGATGCCGTTCTTCTGCTCGAAATCCATCCAGCCGCCTTTATTTGCACTCTGTTCTGCAAGACGGGCGCTTTCAGCAGACTTTTCGGCTTGCTTCTGAGATTCTTGCGCGGATGTTTCAGCATTTATTTCAGACCGTTTTGCGTTCAGTTCTGCTTTTTCGGCAGCAATTCTTGCAATGTCCGCACCTGCAACATCTGAAAGAGTGTTCAACGTTTCGGCATTCATAGGAGTGCCTTCAACGATTGGTTCGTCATTGCGGACAAGGGTGACGACTTCGGACGAGCCGTCCGGTTTAGTCATTGTCCATCGGTTTGGGTACTTCGCTTCTCGGTCAACAAAGTGCATAGTAAGGTTCACCTCCACAGACCGGCTCTGAGCAGTAGATTAGATGGTTGTTGGCTATCGTTTCGATATCAAGCAGAATTTCTTCGACCTGGTTGATAATCGTATAGTGCAGATAATTGAGGGAAGCGGGAGTTTCGGGAGTATCGTTTTTGCCACTGCACAAAGAACGAATAGCTTTGATATTGGAAAGCCACCTGGAAGCATCTGCGACAGTCAGGTATCCGTTTACATCCCAGTCGGTTTTGACCGAAACAGGCGCATTCAGAATGGCCGCAATCTCTTGAATGCCGCTTTCAATGCGGTTGTAGTCCATGTAGCTTAGAGCGCCTTTCATGCCAGCGGCCCATTCTGCTTGCTCGTCTGATGACCATGTGCCTGAACGTCCCTTTTCTGAAATTTCAGAAACTCGGGATACATCTTTATAGGTTCTATCAGTAATCCATGTTGCCACTATTATTCACCTCAAATCATCAGATTTCCATTTGTGTCAATCTCAAGATTGTCAGGGAGAGTAAACGCAGGCCTAGCAAAAACGGATTCATTATTTGCCCATATGCTTCTGCTTGTCCCGCTGTAAGAGCAACAAACAACTCCGTGCTCTGCACGTTTCGCATCTTCTCCGCTCAAGCCATCAGAAGAAGCGTCTGTCAACGGACTTCTTGTCCAGCAAAGTTCTGTTTCACTATCCAAGATTTGCTGGGCCACAGGAAGTTTTCCACCGTTGTTCGGGTCTGCGTTATATGCATTGCCACCAATGCCGAGTTCTTTAGAAGTCAGGAGGAAAACGCTTTCAGCAACACGAGCAGTAAAATCAAATATGCCACTTATTTTCTTTTGAAGAACAGTTTCACCTATCAAGTTCTTCATGGCATCGCTAAACAGATTTTTGTAATCATTGTTAAGCCAATTTCGAATTTCAGATGCTCCATCATCGTATCTAGGAACAACAAACCCTCCCTGCGGGGTACTTGTACCTTCTCCGTAGTGGTAGTTCTCCCAGAATCCATTGTACTTTCCCCAATAATAAGACCAACGATGCTCCGCAGAAGCAGGGTCATACAGCCAATACTTTTGATTTGGATTGCTACCAACATTATTAAAGCGCATCTTGCGATAGCCATATCTGCGGACAAACAATGTTCGGCCAGCGCCGTTATGGTCAGAAAGATAATTATGCTGCGCAAGAATGAAATCGACCGCTGCGCCATTCTCCACGATTTTAACAATCGTACCATCAGGCAGATTGGAAAGTGCAGAAGATTGAGTGGAAACGTTCAGGCTTGCAGATTCTCCAAACGCACTTGCAGTAACCGTTGCGCTGCCTTTGGAATTCCACCAAATACGACAAGTGGAAACTCCGTTAATGTCACTGAGGACTTGAAGCCTGACTGTCCCATTGCTTGCTTTCCAAGTAACACTCGGCGCACTGGGCCCGGACGGATGGAACGTTGCCGTAACGTCAGAATATTGACTCCACGAAAGGTTCACAGAATAAGAGCTGAGCGTAATATAAGGTGCTTCTCCCGTTACTTGGCAAGAAGCAGAAGAATTGCCCGCGCTTGCCGTAACAGTAGCAGTTCCTTTATGGGAATACGAAACGCGGCAAGTAGAAACGCCGTCAATGTTGGTCAAGACGTCCAAGTGCACAATGTTAGCAGGAGACGCACTCCAACCGATTGAGGGGGAATCCATAGATGCAGGAATTAGACGCGCGGTTAAAATACGAGACTCGGCATATTGAAGAGAAAACAAGCTTTGGTCAAGAGATACCGAAGTTACGTCAGAAAGTATATAACCTTCCAGCGTTCCCTTAAAACAGCCATTGAAAGTGTACTTTGCATTCGTAACAAACAGTTCCGAAGCGTAACCGAAATTATGGTTCAGCTTCACATGGTCAAGGGCATCAACGTGAGGGCTGGCGCGGTATTCCAAACTCGCCTTTTTTCTAGTGGACAAGATGGAATAGGCTTCTGTCATGGCGTTTTTGCCAATTTCCAAAATGGAATCGTTCAGCAAAGCGTTGCTGACGGATTGCGTAACTCCGTCAATGCTGGAACTGGAAGGGTAAAGGTGGGTCGTGTTGTTTACGCTGCAAGATACGTTTTTCAGGCGGGAAGAGAACGTGATTTCCGGCCACTGGTAATTGTTCATGGGGTCTATCTCGTAAACTTCTGAAGAAGAATCCGCGAAGAACACGGGGCGTTCAATTCGGATTTCTCCTCCTCGCGTCTGGTAAAGAGCCATCCCAGCAGCGTTTGCAGCCATCTGAAGAATATCAGAGTTCTTGTAGGAGGAGTTGCTTTCATTGCTGATATCAACGGGATAGTTTTTTAGCTCACTGGGAATCGAATAAGAAACGGTGTTGTCCGGAAGCTGTGAGAGTGCATCTATGCACATATCATACAGATTCCCGCTTTTTCTGCCCGTATAAGTGGAGTTCATCAAGAACCCAAGTGCGTCACGAGCCACAAAAGACGCTTCAAGGCCGTTTGAAGGAACGTTCCATTCGGACATAAAGAACTGCCCGCCGTTGATCCATTCCGTCTTTCCGTCAATATCCATGCCGTAGCTTACTGTGACAAGCTGGCGTTCATAAATATAGCGGTACATTCCTTGCGGGTTCAATGGATCCCAGACCTGTTGACTGTTATCGAGCGAAAAAGAGATGCTGTCTTTGGAAAGCTGGCCGGAAAGCGGGTCTCTGCTTGATTCGTGCGTGAAGGAAATCAGGTTTCCTTTTCTGTAAACAAGCCGGAACCCAACAATGAATTGTTCGACTCTCGCTCTTCGGTTCGGAAGGCACCAAGAAAGTACTTCAAGAGAAATCGAGTTGTACCCAGATATCTCCCAGTCTACCTCAGAACGAACATCTACGTTATCTGAAACGGTTATAGTGCTTACTTGGGTTCCATCGGAATACGCCGTGAGCTTGAAACTTTTGGCGTATTCGTTTAACGTGCTAGACCACAAAATTGTAACGCCGGGAATCCGTCTGGTGTGATGCTTTCCAAATGTGAAAACGATTTTGGGGTGGTAAGAGTCCGTTACAATGTTTTTACTTGCGTAACCGACATCCACTTGGGAACCAGAGCCCGGAAAGAGAGAAAACGTTCCATCAAGAAGATGCAAGTTCGTCTCTCCGGTTGCATACTTTTTCAGCTCGTGTTCGCTGTTGTCCTCTACGATTTCAGCAACATTACTGAACGAGGACTGGCTATCCGAGCTAGCAGAAACGTCCTTTTGGACTCCGGGTTCCGAGCTGTCGTATGAAATCTTGACAAAGGTTTCAGGAACAAGGGTCTCCTTGAACTTAGCAAGCCATTTTTGCGAAGGATGTTCCATTTATCAAACCTCCACAAGCGACAATTTGCATCCAGTCCAGCCCATTACCTTTCCGCTGTTTGGGTTTCGCCGCCACATTCCAGACGTACGGTCGGATACATACATCTGCCGAGTTTCATAAGTGTTTGTTGCTTGGTTTAAGAATCGAACCGAGCAATAAAAGTTTCTTGTGAACAAACTAAGGACGGTTGCCCACTGGGCTGCAGTCAGGTAGTTCCACGACATCGAAATCTTTGCAACATCGTGTCGCACGACGGCCCCGACCACTTTTCCTTGAGTATTTCGTCCAGAATCCACAATAGTACTTGTGGTAGCTTCATAAGAAGACGGTTCAGGAAATGCCGTACCGTTCACTGTGACCAGTGCTGGAATATTTGCCATAGAACTGTCGCCTCCTTAGTAGCTGTATGCTTCCGTTCCCATCAGGGACATTCCGCGATCGCTCTGACGTTTTTCGACCGCAGAAGTGATCTCCTTTCCGTCGAGATAAACCCGAACGGTGAGGTTTCCATTATCGGTGCCCCCGAATCCAGATTCTTGCATAGCGGCGATAAAGCCTTCTTTTACAGAATCTCGAAGCTCAGACGGGGTAAGCTCTGCGGAGCGGCTGTAGCTAGAAGTGTAAGAGCCAGAACTATTTGCTCCCGAATACTGGCTCGTTCCCGGAACGTTGGAATAATCCACGTTTCCAGAAGCGATAGAATCAACTGCCGGGCCGCTTTCCCGACTTGCCGCAATCTTATCTGCGTATTCAAACAGCGGGTTTTTCACGTATTCGATTTGTCCGCCCCAGAGCTGAGCAACAAGGTTGTATGCGCCAATCATAACGTTGACGCCGTTAACGAACCCCTGAATAAACAGGCCCAGCAAACGAACGATTCCTTCAAAAATATAGGACATGAAATTCTTCAAGCCGCCCCATACGGAAGAAATGCCGCCTGCAACATCGCTATTCGTTCCGGCTAGATTGAACAAAGCACCAGCCAACATCCCAATCAGAGAGATAACGAACAGGATAGGGTTTGCATTCATTGCAACATTTAATCCGGTCTGCGCCGTTGTAGCCGCAACTGTCGAAGGAACCAACTGACCGATAAAGCTAGAAGCCATACCGGCAATGTTGTTCCAAACACTGCTCAAACCCTGCGTCAGCCACTGCAAGCTGTTATTGGCAATGGACTTGATTTGTTTTCTCTGCTCATCATCCATTGCATGATAGAAATAGGAAGCGGCCCATGTGCCCAGCTTTTCAAGGTCTCCGTTAGAAATCGCATCCCACAGAGTGCCGATGCTGCCAAAGAAATCAGATTGTAAGCTCTGATCGATACGCTGCCACTGGGTATCCAGACCGTTCAAGAACCCGGTAACGTAGTTGGTAGCCTGAGTAGAGCCAGCATCAATCAGCGCCTGCCCCTTCTCCCGCACAGCATCTACAACGCCCTGCATGGCAGTGGTGACGTAGGAGACAGCAGCAGTGATACCGTTTGCAAGGCCTTGGTCAATGTAACCGCCAATCTCCGCAAACACAGTAGAAGGAGAGTGGATGCCGAGAACGTTCTTAACCTTGTCGATAACTGCGTTTCCAACATTTGCAACAGCATTTTTGGCCGTTTCAATCATGTTGTTCACGCCATCAATAAGACCCTGAATCAGGTTCTTGCCAATATCAAAAAGGCTAAAATTTTTAAATGCGCTCTTGATTGCAGAAAGAATTTTTTTCGCAGTTTCAGTTACGCTAGAGATAGCATCGGTAATGCCTTTCTTCAACCCGGCGATAATGTATCCGCCTTGTTCAGCCATTACGGTAGATGGGGAATTGATTCCAAAGGCAGACTTAAAACCGTTGATAAATGGATTGAACACATTTTCAACAATCCAAGAAGCAACATTCGTGATTGCGTCTTGAATGCCGTAATAAATACCGTAGACGATATTCAGGCCAACATTATCGAACGGCCCTTCTGCCACTTTCTTTTCAAAATAATCGGCGATTCGAGAAACCAAACCACCCATAAAGTCGAGCGCTTCAATAAACGCTTCGCCAAAGAAACGACCGATGGCTTGAGCTAGCCCGGCCCAATCTACAGAAGTAACGGCTCTAATAGCAAAGTCAACAAGGTCTTGACCGAGCTGGTAAGAGTCTGTGCCAGCCAAGAAATCAGCAACAGCGTTAATGCTATCAGTGATAAAGTTAAAAAGAACTCTTGCAAGCTTTTCAATCTCAACATTTTGGAAAGCATCGGAAAGCTTATCAGTTAATTGCTTCCCAACCCCAGTCCAATCTACTGTTGCTATCCAATCTGAAAGTTCGTGAAAGAATCCAGAAAAACCATCAATAAAGGCATTTAATACAGATGTCCAGTCAAGCCGAGACAAAAAGCCGCCAAGAAGCTCAAACTCGATAATGAATCGGTCTGCAAGTAATCGGCCAAATAAATCCCAGTCTACAGAATCCACGAGCCCGTTAATACCATCTGCAAAAACCGCTCCAAGAGAGGCCCAATCAACAGAATGGATGGCATCATAAATCATGCCCATAAGTTTATTTAGCTGTTCACCAATTTGGGTTCCGATTTGAAAAGAATCGAGAGATTTTAATTTTGCCTTAATCTCATCAACAGCGCTTCCAGCATAATCTTTGAACATATCATACTGGGAAAGGTCAACATCACCGAGCAGATTACCAGTAGCGCCGCCACCAGAACCGGAAGAACCAGAGTTTTGTGAAGGGTCGATAATGTTTAATTCATCAAAACCAATCGTATAGTCTTTGGCTGCTTTTGCTGCCGATTTTGTAGCATCGGCGGTGTCATCCATAGCGTTGGCCACGCCACCAATATCTTTCTGTGTCTTGCTAAAATCGGTAAATTCAATTTTCTGTCCGAACACAGATGCAAGAGAGACCACAAATTCTTTGATAAGGTCAACTGCCGCAATCAGAACGGGGAGAATCGCCTTAAATGCGGGATAAAGAAGCTGGCCAACAGCCTTTGCAAGCTGCGAAATTTCAGACTTCAAAATGCGTACCATATTGGCGGGGCTACTAATGGTCTGTGCAAGGTTGCCCTGCACATTGGCAGTCTGCTTCATAATGGCAATGTAACGCAGAACTGCCTTATCTGCCTGAGACAAACTAGAAACCTGTTTGTTAAATCCCAAAGCAAGAAGTTCCTGCTGTAACCGTGCCTGAGACAGATCAACGCCCAAACGGCGAATAGGCTCAAGTTCTCCAGAGATAGCAGAAGCAATTGCGGTAAAGGTAGTAGCAGTATCTTTATTCCAATAGGACGATTCGTCATAGGCAAGTTGGGTCAGGTTCTTGGATAAGATATACGCTTTATCGCTTGCCAGACCGAACGAAGTTGCAAGGCTTTGGATCGTGGCAATGTTTGTCATTGCTTCTGTCGGGTCGATGCCAAGCAGAGACTCCATCTTATTGATAAGCTCTGTTGCTTGACCGCTTAACTCGCCCATTGCGTTATTGAACAAGTCTGTTGCTTCATAAAAGTCATTGAACTTAGTAACGGCATTGGCAAGATAAGTGGCGATAGCTTTCAGAGAAACTAGCTGTGCTGCACGTTTCTTGATGGTTTCTAACTGGTTTTCCAAGCTTGAAAGACTAGCACTTGCTTTCTGGTTTGCCGAAGAAAAGTTGGTTGTAGAATTGACAGCACTTTTAATTTTAGATGGAAGCGAAGAAAAAGAGCGTCCTACCTTGTCCAGCTTGGAAGCGAGTGGAGAAATAGCGGATGCAACTTTCTTACAAACTTCCGCAAAATCATCAAGCGTTTTAGAGTCCAGCTTCTTTGTAATGCTTGGGATTTTAGCAATGGAATTGATTGCACTGCTTACGCTACGCAAACTCTTAATGGAAGAATCGCTAATAGAAGAAATAGGGGAAAGGCCGTTCTTCAAGCTGTTCATCTTACTGCCAAGCCCGGAAAAATCCGTGTTTGCAAGATTGACGGACGAAATTTTGTTCAAAGCATTAGCAACAGAGCGGATTCCTTTTGCGCTTTGAGTAAGGTCTACATTAGCAAGACCGTTCATAAAAGACGTGATTTTGCTAAGACCGTCCAGCCCAGTAGATGCGGATTTAAGAGCGGAAATAGAAGCAGATAACTTATCAAGACTACTGCAAACCTTTGCCACGTTGCCCTTTGTACGCAAATTAGAAATGGCGGTAGCGAGCTTGTCGATATTAAGCTCTGCGCCCTGCGATTCCGCAGAAATTTCTACGGATAAGCTTGTAATATCAACATCAGCCATCACTACCACCATCCTTTTGCTCCATCATGGAGAACATCATACGTTTGATTCGCTCCTGTGCTTCCGCAGCACGTTGGTATTCATACTCTTCCTTCTCCTTTTGCGTAAGGGGAATCGGTCTATCCATGTACTTGATGGGCCTAGACCCTTTCTTTCGGAACATATTGCCAACCGTAGAGGAAAGCGCGGATGCCATGTAAAAACCGTTTCTCCATGCTTCTGCATTGGCTCTGCGTTCTCGCAGCTCCTCTGCGTCACGGTATACCTTAGCCAGCCAGACATCGCCGTGCCAGAACTGCTCGTAGGTCATACCGATGGAGATGTAATAGGCTTCTACATCGTGGAACAGCTTGGAGAAGGAGAACGGCTCTCCCTCTCCGTCTGGTTTCTGAGATTGTGCGGTTACACAATCTCCCACGTTGCGTTTTTTGCGGTCTTGTCCTCAGTATCAGTTGCCAGCAGAGACTTGGAAGCGTCCATGAACATCTCAAGCAGCGCAGCCATCAGCTCTTCCTTCTCGTCGATGTGGGCAAACATTTCGTCCACGACTTTACGCTTGATGCCACGATTCCGGGCGATAAACGCGCCGTAGAACAGGGCGCGGGAGTTGGACAGCAGATTAGTCATCTGGGTGTACTGGCCAATCTGAAAGCCTGCACGTTCGGTAGCTTCCACGCTGTCACGGGTGAAAGTCAGCTCGTAAGTGTTCTTGCCATCGGGGGAATGAAAATTGATAACTTTTGCAGCCATAATAAATGCTCTCCTTTATAAATAGGGGCAGAACCAAATCCGATGTTCAGTTCTGCCCGGTTTGATTGATTTGTTTTTTTGGTTTAGCCGCCAGTGATAGTCAGAGTTTCGCTGAACTCAGGCTTCTTGGTGAAGATACAATTGATGGTCATTTCCACGACCTCGTCAACGCCAAAGCCAGACAAACCAACCTGGTGCATACCCTGCCAAGAAAAGCCGGAGCCGTCCTGCATTTTCAGTGCGTAGTACTTGACGGCATTGCTTTCGGAAGTATCATCGTAGCCAGCTTCCTTGACCTTCTTATAGTCAGTCTTGTTGTAGTTGGCAGTAAAGGACTTGGTGTCGCTCTGGATGATGCCAAAAATGTTGACCTGCATGGGGTCAGACAGAGTGGTGGCATCCAGAAGGTTCGGCTCGGAGATCAGGTCGGGCACATCCTTGATGTCGCACAGCTTCGTCAGGGCGGTTGCGCTGTCGCCACAATACAGGGTGGTATTCAGACCGGAGATAGCAGTACTCATAGAATGTTTACCTCCTTAGTTTCGGTAAATCATTCCGTCCTCTCCGATTGTTGCCCCATAGCTGCAATCAATCCGATAGACGGAATTGTTGTACAGCCCATTCAACGGGGCAAACGATTTTCGATAAAAATTGAGCGGTTCCAATACAGAATCCACGATGTCCACAATGAAGCGGGCTTCTGCAATGCGTCCGCTGGTTTTATTGGAATAGACACGCACACGCAGGGAAACGGCAGCATACTTGCTTCGGTTTGCAGAATCCCGATGAACCGGGAGATTGCTATTTTCCTCTATCTGCACACACGGAAACTTCTTGACGTTACTGTCATTGATTTCGCCAGTGACGAAGATGCCGGGTACTTGCTTTCGCAGTTCCTTAGCAGCAACCGTGAAAATAGAATTGAAATAATCAATCAACTATTCCAAACCTCCCTCCACGTTGCTTCTACCTGAGAAGCCATTTCTTCAACAGCTCCCCACATAGCCATAGCTGGTTCGTTACCGCTGGTGTAGTTCAACTGACCTTTGCCATCGACCTGCTTAACAGGCGTTCCAGCGTTGCCAGATTCGCCGTAGTAGTACCAACGCTTGTGCTGTCCGTTCCCTTTGCCGTATGTTCCGTGTTCGCCAACACCATCAGGGAGTTCGCCGCCATAAGCGGAATGAGAAACGCCAGTGCCGAACTCAATGAACGCAACCGCTTTCCCGTGAGCTACAATCGCAAAGCCATTAGGTGTCTGTACAGGGTCGTGCTCAACCGTAACATCATTGTCGCCAGCGTACTGTGCGTTAGCAAACTTCACTGTTGCAACGTCAATGCCTTTTTGAGCCAACGCCCGCGCAAACTCCTGCGCCTTTTGATTCAGGGTGGTCTTGTACTCCTGTATCTGACGTTCCGCATCACGAAGTCCGGCATCGCTCAACCTCACTTTAATTTTCACTTGCAGCCACCTCTTTCAGCGCATACAGCGTGTCCGTGATATGCTCTGCGACTTTGACCACAATGTAGTTAAAGGGCTTTGAAACGTCCGTCTGAAACCAAACGTGCGTACCCTCATAAAGTGGAGTGTTATGCTTTTTGCTGGACGAGCTGACCACATAGCTGTAATCCGTGAACGCCCCAAAAGGGCTTGCTTCCGCAGAACCAGTAGGCGGGCTGACGTTCAGCATCAGCTTTGCAGGGTCACTCCACGTCTGCGATGTTTCGCCGGTTTCGTTGCCCCACTCGTCCACAACAGGTTTTTTCTCGCCGATGGGATTTGAATACCAAAGCGGGCGCTTGTCCAGAGGGCTTCCATTGAACATCAGCCGATAACACCTACTCTCGGAACTACTTCGTTAAGCAGGGACTGCGCCACATCGGACGATTCCCACACACGAGTAATGCCATTATTGGTATAGCTCGTCTGTCCGTTTGCGCCGATGTGGTTGTACAATTCCGCTGCAATGCGTATCTGCAACGACTGATACTGCAAAGGCAGCTCGTCCGGTCTGTTGCCGAATGGGTAGCCCTGTGCAAATATCTTGTCTTTGGCAAAATCAAGCAGCAGGTCGAAGAGTGGGTAGTCCTCGTCCGTGATTTCACGGTCAAGTGCCGGGGCGATGTACTGCCCCAGCTTGACTGCCGCTTCAGAATACTGGTCTCCCATGCTGCTTTCCTCCTTTCGCCTTAGTAAGCCTTGATGCAGTACACAGCGTCCATGCGCTCAAAGGACGGCAGGACGATTTCAGAAGCATAGACGTTGGCGTTGACCGGGTGAACGGTCAGCTCAGTGGTGATGGCAACGCCAGTGTTCACGATGGACACAGATGCACCGGACTGACCAGACAGCAGGTCGGCTTCCTCAGGGGTAGTGCCGTACCAAGTGCTGCCCAGAGCGCCGGAAGGAGCAACCACTACCATGCCATCGGGCAGGTACTTCTCGCTTGCACTGTACTGGTCTGCCTTGAACATCTTGTCGTACAGATGGATGGTCAGACCGGTTGCAGATTCGACAATCTGCCGTGCTTCAGCGTCCAGCAGAACGGCGTTTGCCTTTGCGGTGACGGTCATGAATCGATTCTTCACTTCGTCCGCAGCAATCATGTTGCGGAAGGTGGCAGTGTTCATGTACACCTCAGTTACGACCTCGCCAACGCTTGCCAAAACAGCGTCCTTTGCGGCGTTCAGGTCTGCAATGGGGGTGGCGGTGGTGACGTTCCACTTGGACTTTGCGGCAGAGACTTCCTTGTAGTTGGTGGACTTCCAAGTGCCGTCCGGGTCGTAGTTGTAGGTGTAGTTCACGCCGTTTGCCTTGATGGTGATGCCAGGAACGCCATTGGTAGGAGCCAGCAGCTGCCAGATCATGCGCTCAGGAACGATACGAGCACCAGTGATAAGCTGTGCGGTGTCATCGTACAGACGGTTCATCACGTCACGGGCATAGGGGTCGTTGCTGTCCAGAACACGCAGGATTTCCTGACGGTCTTTCTCGCCTAGATGGTAGCCCTCACGGAAGAACGGCATCTCGGTCTCATCGAACTTGAAGCCCTCACGGGTGCGGAACGTAGCCTTTGCGTCAAATGCGCTGGGCATCAGGGACACACCAACGCCCTTGTGACCACGCAGCCACTTCAGGTCGAGACCAGCCTTCTTCTTTGCGGGGAACAGTGCGTCAGATGCAAAGGGCATCGCGTTGGTGGGGTCATTCGTCCAATAGGCGGCAATCGCAGCCGGGGCAAAGATTTCCTTAAGATTCAGTGCCATGTTGTTTTACCTCCTATTAAGCGTTCACGCTGATGTTGTCACGGCAGAAGATGCCGGGAACGGCGGTCTTGAGTGCCTTGATTGCGTCAGCGTCAAAGGTGAAGCTGGAACTTGCTGCTGCCTTCTTAGTGTCGATAACGCCACGAATCAGCAGGGCAGCGTTGGGGTTCTCTACCGGGTCAACATCATACAGCAGGATGCCGTCAGCGTTGATGGTCTTAGAACCAGTTTCGCCAGCAGCAACAGCTTTCTTGCCAGCCAGCGTCATGGGATAGCCAGCCTTAACCGCAGTAGTTTCGGTCACGGTAAAGGGAATGGCAGTGTAGTCATTGGAAGCAAGGATGGTATCGTTGATTCCGTTGACCGTGTTTCGGGTAAACTTCATGTTTTCCTCCTTGTTAATGGAAAGCACTCATTGCGTCACTCGATGCCTTAGAAGTATTTACGTTCTGCTGTGCAAGGCTCTTAGCAAACGCCACGCCTTCGCTGTCAGAGCCGCCCTTGCCATCCGCACCTGGAGGCGTGGGCATATCCTTCAGCAAAGAAGCCTTGTATGCGGTGTCATGGGCGGTCATAAATTCCGATTGGAACTTAAACACCTTGTCCATGTCACCGTCAGCCAGCGCAGAGGCAGCCTTGTTGGCAAGTTCAGCGTCATAACCCTGCGCAACAAACTTCTCACGATAAGATGCGAGGGTCTTTTCCTTGACGAGATTCTCCTTGTCGGCAGTCAGGGCTTCAATCTGCTTCTGCATTTCTGCCAGCTTGTCAGCCTGTTCCTGTGCGGCGTTCTCGTCATCGGTACGCTTTGCTTTGAGCTGCTTCTTGTACTCGGCGGCTTCGCCGTTGGCTTTCGTCACGGCGTTGCGCAGCTTCTCGACCTCTGCGTTAGGGTCTGCAACCTTTTCCAGCGCAGAAATGATTTCATCGGCGGTCATGCCCTCTTTGTAAGCATCACCAAGCAACACATTGAGTTTCATATCGTTAATTTCCTCCTGCGTTTTTTTACCGTTGCTTCCCTGCAACGCTGCGAAATTTGTATCCCGGCTTCCCTGCCGGAATATGCAAAGGGTTATTTGCCCTCTGTTTCTTTATTGGTGCTGTCAGCCTGTCCGTCCGATGTTTTGTTGGCATCAACAACTTGTTCAGGCTGTTTCTCCTGCGGTCTCGGAGCTTTGCCGTCCTCGCCCAGCTTGCCAGCGGCAATCAGGAAAGGCACACTTGCTTGATATGCAGCTTCCGGGTCTGTATAAAGGTGAGAAATTTCAAAAGCCAAATGCGGGTCTGCCGAAGAATCAAGCATTTGGATAAAGACTTGAACCTTACTTTGCAGATTGTCATATTGACGACGCGGCAGTCTTATTTCAACGTCACTTGCCATCAGCTTAGAACCAGCCGTATCACGCAGGATTTTCAGCATCACAGACAGGCTTTGGCGTTCAGAGAACTTGAACATATTCTCGTACTGCTGCGCCCTTGCTTCTGTGTGATTCCAGCCGTTGCGGACAATGACTGCGCCCACGTTGTCAGACGTTGCGTTCTCACTGCCGGTAGCACTAGGCATAGCAGTCAGGCTGCGGTACACGTTCAACATGGAATCAAGCAAGGTCTGGCTCTGCTGCTGGTCAAGCTCATTGGCAATCTGCGAAACAGATGCGGGCATACCGGAAGTGGATTTCAGGCACATTGCGCCAAGCTCTTTTACTTGGTCGAGAGCATTCTTGTCCACAAGGCAGTTGGTAAACACCATGATGGACTGAATGAACTGCGCTACGCCGTCTAGACGATTGCTTTCTAGGTCGTTGATGGCATCCAGAACAGGGATGGCCGGTTCAAACAGACCCATGCGCTCCGGGTTGAGCTTGTATTCGACCATCGGCAGCATTCCAAGAGAATGATTCTCCGATTTTGTGACCTTGCCGTTGTCGATTTCAAAGTACTGGTTTGGCGTATACACGCAAATCAGGTCGTTCAAGTCGTTCTGATAATTGCGCGGGATGTGCAGCACGTTGGCAATCGGCTTGTGTCCGATGCCGGAGTTGTAAATCACATACGCCATGTCGGGGTCTGGAACATCCACCAACAGGGGCGTTTCGTCCGGGTAATTGCCGCCATACCCCTTGTCAGGAAGAACGATGCGGTATCCCTGTCCGCACTCCAACATCCACTGCCAGAGCCGCCGATCAAGCGCGTCCTTGCCCTCATACTGCAAAGCGTTAGACAGCCGGGCGATTTCCTCGCCGTCACCTGTTGCCGTTTCAGACCGCACATAAGAGCACGGCGTGCCACTCATATAACCTGTGTAAAAGCCCACGCACTCATTGGCGTGGTTCTCAACAATGCGGTTAGTGATTTCAGCATGGTACTCCTTTGTGCGGTGGAGGACAGGCTGGCTGCCCAAGTAGTAGTTGTGCAGGAAACGAATCTCATTCTTGTTCAGCAGATGAATAGGCTCTGCCTTTCCCATTACCACTTTCAGCACGTTCTCCCGATTGATTTCCGTCTCCGGCGTTTCAATCGGTCTGCGTCCGGTCAGCGGATTATTCAAAAATCCGCCAACGACTATCTGATACTCAGCCATGTGTTCCTCCTTTCCGGCAAAATAAAAAAGCGCAGCAAGAAAAACCTGTTAAGGTCTATCTCACTGCGCCAAAACTGCGCTTCAAAAGCTATTTACTTTTCCGGTGGATGGATGATTTTCACCCATCCTTCCCTTGTGTCTCCTTCGATTACGCCCTTGCATCTGTCACACTTGAAATGGTATCGTCCGTCTACTTCGCCAAGATAGCGGTTGCAGCGGACGTTCTTATAGATTGGGTTTTGCCTGATACAAGGACAGCAGATTCTAACTAGCATGAGCGCTCCTTTCGTTGGATTTCTGGAAACAGGCTGTTGAGCACAGACCTGTCGGAAGCTACTGGGAAACTGTTCGCACTTCCAGCCGTGCTATTTTCCGCCCGGAAAACCTTCACAGTCTTTCTGTTTGCCGGACAGGCAATGGTTCAGACTGCGATTCGGACGCGGAAGCTGGATTTGAACCAGCGGCCTCTTGGTAACCAAGCGAGCTACCTGACTGCTCCACTCCGCGATAGACCCGGCTTACTTTACCGCTGCTCTTTGCAAAAGGAGAAATTGAAAAAGCCTTTTGCATCGAGAGCCGGGAATAGCGGCGAGGTGTCAAAAGAGAAATCCCATGCAAAGCAAGAGGATGGTTGCGCTGCGTAGCGGGTTTGAACCGCTTCGTGTCAGTTGGGGGAGTACAAACAACGTTCCGTCCACTCGGAAACGCAACATATAACCCCCACGACAGAGAAAGGCGGCTGTCGTGGGTGAGTAAGAAAGGAGGGTATTACACAACAAATGACGAGTAAAAATGACTTAAAAAATCTCGCCAACGCAATACCTAGAGGAAGCTGCAAATCTTCCTGGTACTATTGTAAGCCATGTCAATAGGCAAATCAAATTTTAATGCCTACGCACCCGGCTATTTAGGGGAATTATTAAAATGGCCTCTTGACAGGCTCGATTTTACTGATTCCGTTGTACAATTCATCGGCAAGCTGTGCCAGACTATCCGGTGCATCATCGTGCGGAACTTTGCCAAGCTGCGTGAACATCGTCACCTGTTCCATGAACGCTTTGTACTCTTTCGACTGGTGTTTCTCGTCAAGGAAGTAGAACCGCTTAATGTCCGGCGCATACTGGATGATTCTGGACAGCTTGCTTTGACCACTTGGCGCACGCTGGCTGCGAACAGAACAGTGATAGCCCTGTTGCCGGAGCTGACTATCCACCACATCACAGTATTCATCACCGCCGTTGTTGGCTTCGCCGCGTACCACGTTGATTTTGTGCTGGATGATTTTGCCAACGACTTCCGGTCTGGTCACGGTCTTATCGCCGTTATTGAACACAAGGTCTGGGATGAACACGGCATCGCCATACACATAGGCGATAGGACAGGCGGTGAAGTCACCGCCGCCCCATGCAATATCCATAACCATAAGCTTGCGATCAGGCTCTCCATCAGGCAGAACGCCGTTGAAATACCGCAGTTCATCAGCAGGGAACAGCAGACCTTCACGCACATATGGCTTACCCATGTACTTTGCCCACCATGTTGCGTCATCAATGCTGGCTTTCATATCGGCGTAGTAGGCATCGTCAAATCCAACGCCATAGTCATAATTGAAGTTGCTGTGTCCGTTCTCATCCACCGCAGGAATCACCCGGAATCGGTACTTTGGGTTGTCTGCATACTGGTCCTGGATACGTCCCAGAGGGTCAAGCACGTTCCAGCGTGTGCCAACCATCAGTTCCAATGCGCCTTGCTTCTTACGGTCTTTCAACTGGTTCAGATAGGCATCGTACTTGTTGTTCAGACGTTCAACATTCAGGCTTTCCTCCAAGTCCTCAATCAAGTCATCACTGTACAGAACGCCGCCCTCGCCAATTTCAACAGCACCAGTCAGCGTGCCGCCGATGGAACGACAAGTCAGGGTTGGAAAGCGCTTCTTTCGATTCAGGTCAACGCTTTCGTCCTTTGCGCTCTTGTCCACAAGCTGAACGTCAGGAAAAATTTTGCCCCAGTTATAGGTCACGGGGTCGGTGATAATAGACAGCACTTCGCCGTAGAAGCCGTTGGTCAACTTGTCAGAGTGTCCGCTCATAACCGATGCAACGTCAGGGCGGTTGCCCATCAGCCATGTGATGAAAAAAATACACAGGGTACTGTTATGGGTGGGAACCAGCCGCTTACCAGCGCAGTACACGCCACCCTCAACCTGAATGCAGTTGCCCTGCTTCGGCTCGATGCGTTCAAACCCGCAAAACGCCACACGACGAGGTTTGGAGAACTCCTTTAGCTGCTTGCGAGAAACAACGCAGGGAATAGGGCAGGTAGGATTAAAAGAGATGGAATAGACTGTCAGGTTGCCTTTAATGCCACTAGATGATACACGAGGTGGATATTCAACTACGCTGCATCTCCATCCAAAGGTAGAAACCAGCGTGACAAAATCATCTCTCATTTGCGGCTCTGTGGTAGAAAAAGCGTACCGATGTTCTTTTGCCCGTAACGTACCGTCTGTATCGAGCAGACCGGCAAGCAATTCCATACGCTGTGCAATGCTGGCTGTAAAGTATTCTTCTGGGATGTGTTTCACGCAGCGGCGGTGACTATGGCACATATCGCCTTTTTGAAGTGCCTGTCGCAAGCCAGAGAATCCGTAGTACTCAACGCCAGTATCCTTATGAACCGTGTTCCAGCTAACAGTGTATCCATCGTTAATAACACGCTCGACAATCACCCGATCGCAAGGCGGCTCACAAATATCCGGGTGCTGATTGCGACCATCACCAAGCCATGCGCCCAATGTGTACGGCTCAACAGGCAGCTTCTTATATTCTCCATCGACAAAATTTTTGAACGGAACCTGATAACAGAATCTTATACCGTCCTTCGTGTCTGCAACATAATCCTCCATCATCCGCTTAGTTTCGACCACATCAAATCCGTTCTTATGACGGTTAAATACAGGCCACTCATGGTTTTCATGGCAGTCAATGTATGTGCCGTCAGAGAAATGGCAACGCACATTAAGCTGGCACTTAGGCGAAATGGCCAGTACCTTTACAAACTGACCTTTCGGGCTGATAACTTCATCACCGACCTGCAAATCGCCGTGATTCTTCCAGCCGTTTCGTGTAAGAATTGGCGTATCATCGCTCAAGGCCTTGCCAACGCGAGCCGGAAGACTAACTCCCAAGAAGTCAATCCGCTTATAAAACAAGTCCTCAAGGTCATCTGCCAGCACTTTCAGAACCCTGCGTCTCGGCTGATAGAACTTCTTCTCCGGCGCACGGTTCCATTCAAGATAGATGCAATAGCTGTCGAACACATCCTTTGCTTCAAACAGGTATGTCCGGCCGATAATATCATAGACCTTCGCCACATCCTCGCCTGTTTTCATCTTGCCCATCATGGCTGCACAGACAGAGCGCAACTCACCAGAGTATTTGTAGGCATCGAACCGCTTGTCTTGTGGCAGGGCATCTCTCAGGTTCACCACCGCCTGAAACCAGTCCTCATAGACCTGTGCTTCGGTCGGATTCTGCTTTGCATACGCTTTGATGCTGTCGATGATGGCGATACACTGTTTTGGCTGCATAAAAAAATAGGCACCCCCTACCTGAAAACGTAAAGAGTGCCTACAACTGCACAAAAATCAAATATTCGGTTTTATAATGCTGTTTTCGGAAAATTATTTGCTAAAATTCGTTTTAACGGATGGAAGGTACGATTTATTTGACCTCTTCTGCAAGCTGGTTTAGCCTGCGCTTCAACTCGTCTGCATCGTAGTACAAAGCGTCTGCAATGGAATTGAGAATGTCGGGCTTGTCGGTGTAATCGCACAACGTTTCAATGAGCTTCAAGCTCTGTTCTGACAATTTTACGGGTTTCATGCTGTTTTCCCTTTCTCATTCGGTTTTATTCTAGGTTGCGAACAATGTCACTTCTATGCTTTCGCACGGTTTGCGTCATAATCAGCAAACATAGACGTTGCAATCTTCATGGCTTCTTCTATTGTAGGAGCCTTAACAAATGCCATGCATCCAAACATCACCCCGCTTGCGTTTGTTTTGCTATCTGTTGGAATGACATAGATTTTTTTGTTTTCTCGTTTGGCAATCCATGTAGGAATATTCCATGCTTCTTCTTTCGCCTTGCGTTCAGCTTCCATTTTTTCACGGACTTCCTTGAAAACAACATCAGCTTTCCGCTCTGCATCTTGCTTAGACCACGCATCGACATAAGCGAACCCGTGCCAGTGACCCATGATAACATTTTTCTCAACGTCATCTAAATGCTCTTCACAGCAATCTGCGCCACCATAGGCATAAACCGTATAAGTGGGTGGTTTTTCCGTCAACTCTTCGTTATCCTCGTATTCTTCAACATCAGCATCGTACATCTCTGCAATTTTCTCCGCACGTCTACGGCTATCTGTCAGAGTAATGATGTGATAATCCTCGTATGCACCGCTTGTCACTGCGTAAAGTTTTCTAGCCATATTTTCACCTGTTCTGTTCAGCAATCCGATACCATGTCTGGCGGGTCACGCCAAGCTGTTTGGCAGCATCAGTGACGGTCAACAGACGCTTTTCTACCTGTTCATGCAAAACATCAAAGAGGTTGCGGTCGTACTCGGTGGGCTTGCGGCCTTCCTTGTAATCGGGGCGCTGACTGGCAATCTTCTTGCCCTCTTTGGTGCGCTCAACAATCATGTCACGTTCAAACTGGGCAAATACAAGGAACATACCTCTCATAGCCCTACTGGCAGGGGTGTTGTCCATCACGCCAAGATTCAGTACGTTCACCCGAATTCCTTTTTCAATCCATGAATCAATCAGTTCATACCCGCCGACAAGGCTTCTGGCGACACGATCTAGCTTTGTCACAACGATTGTATCGCCACTCTGGACTTCCGCTTCCAGTTTGTCCAGTTCCTTGCGTTCCATTTTAGTTCCAGTATATACCTCTTTGAAAATCTTAGTTGCGCCAGCGGCCTTGAGAGCTTCTTCCTGCGATTCAAGGCTGTTGCCGTCAATCGCCTGACCAGCGGAACTAACACGAGCGTAACCGTAAATCATTCGGGTTCACCGTCCTTTTCAACGACTGTTCCCTCGACAATATATGCCTTATCTCCAATATCGCCCATGTCCGGCTCGACGACAATACGGTAATTCATTGAGTTCAAAAGCCTGAAAAACGTAGAAAGGTTCAAACTTCCATCTTTTAGCCTTTGATACACCGCTTGTCTCGACCCAAGACCAGAAATTTCTCCAAGCCTAACTATCGTAATGCCCTGACGCTTCATTACATCCTTTACGATTTCAGCCCCATTAGTGACAATTTTCTCTTTTTTCTTTTTAGTGACCTTTTCCTGCTCGTCCATTTTACCGCCCCTTTCGCCACTATTGTAAACGAAAAGATTTACTTTGTCAAGAGGGGATTCAAAATCGAAGCGGTCTGAGAGCGTATTATATATAAATATACTCTAGTATGTATTTATACATACTAGAGTAGTATAAGGACGTTTACTTAGTTAATCACAATCAGGTAGAAAATTTTCTATAATAAGGAGTGATTATGACAAACTTCATTTCCGTAAAATTTTAGGTCTTGACAAGCATATTTTCACGCTTTATACTTGTTTCAGCGAAAGCGAGGTGATAGGCTTGGCAAGACGAGCAGAAACCTCGGAACGTGATAAGCTGCACATGATAAGCACCCGGCTTACTGAGAGCCAGATCGCAAGCATGGAAAGCAGCGCAAGGGCATTGGGCATCTCAAAGGTCGATGTTATCCGCATGGGTATCGAGTGGGTAGCATCTTACGTTGAGAACATCAAGGCATAAAAAAATAAGCTACCAGCGGAACTTTGGACGGCAACGCTGATAGCTTATCCACATCACGAAACGAGAACCTGCAACCACCAAGGAGGCAGTCTCCCTTTTCGGAATCTATTATACCAAAAAGGGCTGCTCTCCGCAAGAGTTAGGAGCAAAAAACATGAACTTTCCAACGACAACCGAAGAATTTCTGAAAACCCTCGCTCACGGCAAAGAGCCGACCAGTGAGGACAGGGAGTACGCAGAAGCGCTAGGCAAGCTGTCCGAACTAAACTATCGGGCAGGGTACGAAGCGGGACGTAAAGAAAAGTAACATAATTTCGGCAATTCGTATGTATTATAAATTACATCGTAAAATCGTTTGAAATTATTTACTTCACAAGAAAAAGTGGTATAATATTATCACGCAGAAAGGAGGTGAACGAACATGACTTTAACCAAGCACCGCAATGGCAAACAGGCCAATGTGAACATGGACACGGCAACGCTGGAAAAGGTGGATAACTACTGCCTGACACTGGACATTAGCCGTAGCCAGTTCATGCGTAAGGCCGCTGCCGAGTATCTGCGAAGCCATCCGCTGCCCGATGAAAACAAAAAATGATACGTCCGCTCAGGTCGGCAAACTTTAGCGAACGTATCATGTAAACCCTGAGAGAAGCATTCTCTCGCCGTTATTATAGCAGAAAATTGCTTCTCTCACAAGTGAAAAGGAGCTTTTTAATGCAACTTTCTTTGTCTGAGAACATCAAAATCTTTAACAACGCCGAGTTTGGCGAAATCCGCGTCATGCTCATTGACGATGACCCTTGGTTTGTTGGCAAGGACATTGCCGCAGCGCTTGGGTACGTCAACACGAAAGACGCTCTTGCAAAGCACGTTGACGAGCAAGATAAGCGTCAGGGGGATGGGGTAGCGTTTTGCGACCCCATGGGCAGAGAACAGCATCCGACCATCATCAACGAATCAGGTTTGTACAGTCTGATTTTCAGCAGCAAGCTGGAAAGCGCACAGCGGTTCAAGCATTGGGTCACTCACGAGGTCTTGCCGTCCATCCGCAAGCATGGGATGTACATGACCGACAACCTGTTGGAGACGGCTATTGCCAACCCGGACTTCGTGATCGGGCTGATTCAGAACATGAAAGCCGAAAAGGAAAAGAGCGCAGCGTTACAGATGCAGAACCAGCAGCTCTGCGAGAAGAACGAGGAGATGCAGCCTAAGGCGGACTACTTTGACGACCTCGTGGCGTGGAACGTATCTACCAACTTTCGCTCGACCGCAAAGGAACTGCGTATTCCTGAACGTCTGTTTATCAAGATGCTTATTTCTGACGGATACATCTACCGCGACAAGAACAAGGGCATCCTGCCGAAAGCGGGCAAGGGTGACGGTCTCTTTGCTGTCAAAGAATACTGCAACCAGAAGAACAAGCACGGTGGCGTACAGACCAGAGTAACGCCGAAAGGCCGTGAGACGTTCCGTCTGCTCTATGCAAGCATCCGCAGAAACGGATAATTGAGGTTTTTCCGAAAAATCCGAAAAACTCACACGACGAACATTTTTGTACGTCGTAAGATTGGTTGCTCAATTTTGAGAAACCAATAAGAAAAGCCAGTGGTTAGAGAACATCTAGCCGCTGGCTTTTTGTGTTATTGTCAGGAAGTTAAAAATGCAGAAGAAAAAAAGAACACAAGATAATAGGTTATAATACAAAGAATGATTGTAGCGATTATTTTACCAACGCTCATTCTTTTCTTATTCTCTCCGCCACACTCAGGGCAAAACTTCGCTGTCTTTCAAATCATGTGTCCACAGTGTTCACATGGAATCAAATCGTTTTTTGGCTCTTTCTTTTCCATTATGTAGCCCCTTATTCGTTCGCAAGGTCTGCGTATTTGACTTCAATGCGAGGGAGTTCATCGGTGGTGCTGGTCAATGCTCTGGTGATTTTTTCAAGCCCGGTGAACTCACCATAGACGGTGATAATATCATCTTCCAGAATCTTTACAGCATCGCCACCACGCTTATCCAGCATATAATACTCGTCATCGGCATAGAAGCCATACCCGCTGTTGTCTGTGTAGGTTCGCCATGCTTTTTCACTGCCAGAGAAGTTTGCGTCAATAATCTGCGAGACCTTTACCTTGACAACAATCTTGGTGCCCTCATACTTTTCGGGATAACGGCACAGTTCTTTATAGTCCACAGTCTGACACTCTGCCTTGTAATCGTCCTCGCTGATTTCAGGCACAACAGATGCAACGGAAGAAGCGGTGGATGCACTTGCCTTAGATGTTGCTTTGCTGCTACTTGCAGAGCTGTCAGAGCTACTACCAGAGCCGCCAATAGCAGACAATACAATCAGAACAATGATGGCAATGAACCACCAGCGTTTGTAGATGGGTGGTTTGTTCTTGCCGCCGCAGTGAGGGCAGACCTTTGCACTTGCGGCAATTTCTGCTCCACAGTGCTTGCACGTTGTCATTTTACTTTTAGCCATTGTAGATTCCTCCCTTTATCCAACTGGTGTTAGCAAGACTTCCGCACTAATCGAAAGTTCGATATGATAACCGTCTTTAACGGTAACATTCTGCATTTCACCAGCTTTTTCAAATTTAAGCACGTCGCTCACATCATCAGAGTTTGCATCAGACACCACAAATACTGTAGCTTCTTTGTTTCGATTCTCAACTTGGTATGTGCCAGCCGGAACCATGTACCAGATATATTTATAACCACTCTTGTTCGTTTCTTCTTTTCCATAATCGCCAAGAACTTCATCAACTAAAACAATAGAGCCGTTCTCTTTTACGGATTCTTCCGAAGTAACAGACGGATTTTCAGATTCTGTCTTTACAGATGATGCAACGGATGATGTTGGTTTTTCGCTTTCAGAGCTAGCCGCAGTATCTGTTTTGTTACGAGGGCTTACCAAATCCATAATAAAAGCCAATACGAACATTACCATAAGGATTTTGAACCACAGCCGCTTATAAGCTGGTTTTGGTGGTGTATTCTCTCCACCGCACTGCGGACAGGTTTTAGCGGTAGCCGCTATCCTTGCGCCGCAGTGTTTACACTTTACGAGTTTTGCCATTTTACAATGCCCCTTTCTTACGGTCAAGTATAGCACAGATTAGACCGGGAGAGGGGCCTTTTTGTATTTTTCAGAAAATTTGGAGATTTGCACAATCGAATGGGTTTCGTTTTGTGAAGGTGGGGTGGGTGTTGGCAAAGAAAGTGCCTTTTTTATTTTGGTCGGAGGAGACGGGACTCACCGCCCCCACCCGGGCCTCCGGCCCTATTCCCCCCGGGTGACCCCAGCGCACTTTGAACGGCTACACGGCACAGGTAGCAGGGCAGACCACGCCGGGTAGATCGCACTGGCGGCGGACGCTGGAGGGCGTGGAGTGTGTCCGAAACTGAGCAGATTTGGACACTGTGCAGCGTCTAAAAAAAGTAAACGAAAAAATTTACTTTTTTGCAAAAATCCCTTGACTTTGTAAACGAATTAGTTTACAATAAGGATGTAAACGAAAACATTTACAAACCACATCACGATACACCAAAACAGGAGGACAAAACCATGAAAAATACCATCGACTATACCGCACTTGCAGATACCATCCGCGCCGAACTCAACGCCCGCCACGACCGCAGCGCATGGGATAAAGCCGTCACGCTGTACGCCCTCGACCTGCTGGACGATGTGCAGGAGGGCGCGGACAATATGGAGCGGCTCCCGATTGACGGTGCAGAACTTGAGCAGTGGGCGCTCAACGGTGCAAGCTGCTGGGAGCAGTACAGCAACGGCGGTTGCTCCCTCTGCTATGACGGTCAGATTGCAGAGCGCGTATGCACCCCGTCCGAACTCAAGCGCACCGACGGCGGCATGAACAACCCCAACAGCCGGGAAACGTGGCTTGACGTGCAAGCCCGCGCACTGTATCAGGCTTGCAACCGTATCCGCTCCATCTGCCGCACCAACGGCCTGTATTGCAAGGAGGCCTAACCCATGAAAGCCAAAAGAACCATGCGGGATATCAAATCCCAGTATCAGACCATTATTCAAGTAGGTTACTGCGATGCGCAAAACCTGCTGTGCACGGACGACCCCGCAGCCTACACCGCTGGTGTATACGGCTGGAATGCAGATATCTACCCTATCACTTCGGGCGTTGCAATCTGCACCGGATACCGCCCCTTTGGGAACGTCAAGCCCGATCTGGAAACGGTCAGCCGCTACGAAAAGCGGGCGCGGGAAATGCGCCGGGACTTGTGGAACACTGAGGAGCTGGCGGAGCACCTGCACAGCTTGCAAAAGGAATTTGTTCGGGAGGTGTGCAAAGTATGATTACTCTTGACTTTACCCAGTGGGCCGCCCTCTGGTATGTGGGCGGCATGATTTCCGGTGCGCTGGTTATGATTGCATTTCTTAACAGCTAAGGAGGGGCAGAAAAATGACTTATCACAAAATCAGAGGGGTGGACAAATCCACCTGCACGGCAGAGCAAAAAATAGCCTATAATATGGCGTGGTACATCTGGAACGACTGCCGCTATAACTGGGCTGACTGCCGTAGCCGTATCGACTGGAGCGAACAGGAGAACGCCGCTATCCGGGACTATATAGACCACTGGCAGCGCAACTACGCAGAAAGAAACAAAAGGTATGATATTGATAGCATATTTTGTGCCCTGCGTGCAGGACTACACGACTATTTGACGGGGTCTGCACACGTCTTGACAAGCTATCAGGATATTGGAACGACGTTTCCGGCGCATTATATGGAGGGCTAAAAAATGACGTTGTTTGAAGAAAAGGTGAACGAGTACAGGGAAAACAAGCGGCTGTTGGAAGAGCTGGAAGCGATGAACGAAAGTATCAAAGCCGATATTATTTGTATGATGCAGGGCGCGCCGGAAATGGCGCAAGGTACGGCAAAAGCTATCTATAAGGACGTTCAGAGCGTCCGTCTTGACAGTAAGCTACTCAAGACGCTGCATCCGGATATTTACGCAGAGTGCAGCAGCAAGACCACTTACAAGCGTTTCAGCGTGGTATGATGGAGGTATCTATAATGGAACTTACATATATTGGCACAGACGACTTTGGGCGTGAAACATATTCAGACGGAACCGGAGCAATTTGGAAATACCCAGAACCGGGGCCAATGCCGCGGGAACGGCACGACACGCTTTATACCGCATCTAGCAATGACAAGGACGGCGAACCAGAAAGCCCAATGTCAAGTGATATGCAATATCAAATCATTGACAGTATTCCAGAGGTGACCGCAAAATGATATTTTCGTGTATCCTGTTTTTCTTCTGGTTTTTCTCTGCGCTCTTTAAAGCCAGCAAATGAGCCACCCGGATACTTTAGCGGGGCTGCACCGTAAAGCAACCCCGCCCCAGCCCAAAAGGGCAAAAAACTTTCTGCAAGTCCTGTTTTTAGGGCTTGCGATATGATATACTGTAAAAAAGGGCAAAAAGCCCAGAAAGCGAGTGTCATTATGAAAACCTATACAGAGCACGAAGTTAACGGCCTTAGCATTTATGTGGACGATGAAACGGGGAAAGTACATCACGCCGTAAATTGGGATAGCGCAAATCAAACAACGCTCTATCCGTATGCCTATAACACCCGCTCCCGTGTGTGGGATAATGTCAGCGGGGATTATACGTTAGCAGGATTGAAACGCACAAAACGTTTGATTGAATGGCACTAATAAAATTCTCAACCCCGCCCACGCTGGCGGGGTTTTTCTTTTGCCTTGCATCGACACGGTGCAGGGCTTTTATTTTACCTTGTTGCAATACAGTCCCATATAAGCGTTTACAGTGGCCTTTCTGCTACTCATGCAAATTATACCATCCAAACGCAAAAACAGTTTACAGAGCTTTACAGCGGCGTTTCCGTTGATTTGCTCTATTCCAGCACACACAACACAGCAGCCGCACAAACCGCCTATACACCGCCTGTGCCACGCTGGAGGGCATATCGTCAAGTGTAGCACCTCCACCGATACCAGATACCGCCGACACGTCGGACGCTGTGCAGGGCAGGGCAGCCGCCTATTATAATAATGTATATAAGGGTGCAGGGGTGCGCCCCTGTCGTGGATCCATGCCAGACAGTGCAGCATAGCACAGACCATGCCAGCGGCGGCGGGGAACCACTAGCGGCTTGCCGCCGCGTCTTTTTTCGGGCTTTCGCCCGATAGCTAATAGAGGTCAGCAATAGTCGTAGCGTTCCGGCTGGAATAGTCGCAACCGCTTCTGGAATAGTCGTAGTTTCTCCCGGCGGATAGTCGTGGAATAGTCGTAAAGTCGTCAGACGACCACCGTTTGAAAGCCCTATATATAGTATAGTAACGAGCTGTCCGCTAATAGTCGTAAAGCAATAGTCGCAGCTTTTTCTTGCGAATTAGCGTCAAATAGTCGTGTGTTTTTTGTGTGAAATAGTCGTTCTCCTTTTAGGAAAAAAGAGATGCGATAGTCGCTAAGCCATCAGACCACCCATAAAATCAATATGTGTCAAGACACCTGTCAATTTTATTCTCACCTAGCCATACCAAATTCGTATACCAACAGTACTTATTATAATATACGCTTATATATCCTAGTAACTATCTAGGGATTATTCTACTAGAATAGTCGTATCATCTAATTCGGTCTGTTTATGCTCGTTTTAATTCCCAGTAACACGCTATGGTATATCGTTCAATCCATAGCGTTCTACTAGGAATAGTCGATGCAACATTTCTACATATTCAACCGCCTGCAAAATGAAGTCAATTCTCCATGTGGAATAGTCGTAGATGATGATAGGTCAGATGTTGCTACTCTTTACGGGCTAGATGCCGTTACCGTTGGAGGTCACCCGGTCGGCGCGGTGCGCCGGACGATAGAGGGTGACGTAGCGTAGAGGTCAGATGGACGGTCTGCCTTTATTCAGCCAATAGAGACTGACGGTAGATGCCGGTCACGGTCTGCTCTGCTGGCTAACGGTGTAGCTTTTGGAGATAGAGGGTTGTAGGGGGAAAGAACCTTTACAGGCGATTGAACTCTGGTTCACTGTACTGTTGCTTCTCTTGCTCTCTGTCAATCCACATATCAGCAAAAGCCTTCCAGTTGGTTATAGGCTTTCCGGTCTTGGTCATCCAACCTGTTCCCTCATAGTAGTTCATGAACCTGCTGGCAAGCCTGTTTTCACATCCGGCATCCAAAAAATACTCGCTCACATCCTCGAAGTCCGGCGTGCTGGCGTTCCCATCGGGCGGGTCGCCCGCTTTCTTAATAACTTTTTTTCTTTTCTTTTCTTCTATATTAAGGAGGTGAACGATTGTTCCCCTCACAGGTGAAGCATCGTTCCCCTCAGAGGTGAATGATTGTTCACCTCCCTTTTCGCTCTTTGACGATTCTTTCGGCACTTTGACGTATATCTTATCGGGCTTGTTCTTTCCTTCACGCTTGCGCTCGATCAACCCGGCTTCTTCCAGCTCTTTCAGAGACTTCTTGACCCATCGTTCTGTGAATCCAGTATCGGCAGCAAGGTCTTTGATGGGATACACGATGTATACTCGCCCTAGTTGGTCAGCAAACTTTCCGCTTCTGCTTGCCCTCTGTGACGACCTTGCACGATTGAACAGGTAAATGTAAACAATTTTCTCTGTTGGGCTAACGCCAATAGTCGAGAGGAATCGAGGGTAGACCATGTACCCATTGACCTTTGTATCGGCTGTCATGTATTCCATTTTTTCCTCCTGCAATAGTCGTAGACCTCTACAATGCGCTCACAGCACCGTAAAGCCGTGCCAGCGCTGTTTTCTGTGTTCAGTCGATAGGTTTTGCCATCTGACGCTAAAAGCGTTTGTAGGGCTTCTGTGTGCGTATATGTAAAAGGCTGCCATTGCTGACAGCCCATACGCTCATATTCTGTATTTGCTTTCAATGCCGCAAGACCACGTTGGACGAATGAATCAAATAGGTCACGCCGTCAATCTTTACTTGCAGCTGGTCGCCCTCGTAATCGTCCCAACTATTCAGCTTGCCCTCAACAATCGTTCCATCAGGCATTTTCAGCTGTGCCCATGAGTAGCTATACGTCAGGTCTACCACCTGTTTGTTGCATCCAGTCATCAGCATAATGAGCGTAAGAGCGGACACACATACGGTCAAAATCTTTTTCATAATCGTTTTCCTCCGTTTGTTGATTTTTATATTATCAATCCATCCAAGTATACTCTTGGAACCGTTGAATCTGCTTGTTAAACGTGATGGGAAGGTCGCCTATCCCACCTTCCTTGTTCTTGCTCAGCCGAAACAGGTACTTGTCGGGGTTGTCGCCGGACAGAAGGATGATTGCATCTGCGTCCTGTTCAATCTGTCCGCTCTCTCGCAAGTCGGAGTTGGTAGGCGTTGCTCCGGGCTTGGATGGGTTTCGATTGAGCTGTGCCAGTGCCACCACAACAATGCCTGTGGTCTGTGCCAGTTCGTGCAGGGCAATGGATATGGCTGTAATGGCGGCATATCTGTCCTTTGCGCCTGTTTCGTGGATGAGTTGAAGATAGTCTACGAAGATGACCTGAGCCTTTTTACGGAGAGCCTGCGCCTTCATCCACGCCACGTTCTTTCCGGCAGCGGAGCGGATATATAAGGGCATCTTCATGTTCTTTGCCTGTCCGTCAATCTCATTCAAGCTGACCGCCTTATTTTTCACCGTGTCCAGAGGGCAGTATATTTGATTAGCCATCAGACGTGCGCCCAGCTTGCGTTTGCTGGTTTCCAAGCTGAAATAGTACACAGTGTAGTCCTGCTTTGCCATGCTTGCTGCTATTTGCAAGGACAGAGCTGTTTTGCCCGCAGACGGTCTGCCACCGATGATAATAAAATCACCCGGTGAGATGTGCAGCGCTTCATCCAGACGCTCTAGGCCTGTCTTTATATACACAGGCTTCTCGTCCATGTGAAGCAAATAGTCGTTCAGCACATCCTCGTATGTCCACGCATCTTCTTCCTCAGCTTTCAGGCTCATTGCTTCGCCCATCTGCTGGTAAATGTCTGATAGATCAGAATAGTCGGTAAGTTCGCTGGTCATCTGAAATGCCAGACCTTGCACACGAGTGAGTGCAGCTTGTTCTCTGATAAGCTGTGCCCAACGCTGCATCTGCTCCCTGTCAATTCGCACACACTCTGATTCACAGGTTTGTACACACGCCAAGAGCGTCTGCGCTACGTCTTGATGCTGCGTGTTTATCTCGACTATATCTATCTTACCCCTAGCCGTCCAATAGCCCTGAACAGCCGCAAAAGCGTCTCTCAGCTCAGGCCTGAATAAGTCAAGTTCAAGGTCTGGTATGATTTCATCCACAACGCCCGGCTTGCAGAGCATCAGCGCACCGATAAATACCGTTTGAACGTCCATTGTCATAGTCTAGGAAACTCCATCTCCGTACTTTGCTCGTACTGGTCATCCTGTTTCAGTGCGTAAATGTCCTGCCATCCGGCATAGATGCTCTGGTCGAGAATGGCTTTCCAGTCATGCCGGTCAAACTTTTCCAGCTTGTTGCAGAGCATCTGTTTTGCCCGGTCTGTCATAGGCTTTTTGATTCTTGTACGCATCTGTGCGAACTCTCGCAGGGATTCCAGCAAGGCTTTATCGCCATGAGCAAAGTCGGAGAAGATGTCAGGTTTCTTTTTGACCGCACTTTCCGGCAGGGTATTGACGTTCATCTGACTGTCAGTTGATACAATGGGCTCATTGTCATCTGACTTTGAACTCATAGATGAGCTGACTTTCATCTCATTTATGACATGAGGATGAGATGACTTTCGTGTAGACAACCCTTTTGACGCAATATCGCTTCTTTTTGATTCTTCATCGAGCAGATGCTTAATCAAAATGAAACAAGATTCTGCTTTTTTTGAGTTCAAAGTTGCGTCTTTTTCTTCAAAAACGTATGCACAGATTGCGTCGTAGAGTTCCAACTTCTCTTTACTTTTGAGTGTGGAGATGGCTTCAAAGTAGTATCGTTGGAATGTAAAGCTGTCTCGTTTTTTGTCCATGCTCAATCCTCTTTGTAGCGTTTGTTCCATGCTTCGATAAGGTCTTTCCTAATCTTTTCTTTATCAACTTTGGAACAATCAGAGTTGTATAGCTTGCTTTCCATGAATACCCGGCACTTGCATCCATTCTTGCCGACTCCTCTTGTTATAGACATCCAGCTTGTCAAATAGTCGCCTGCTTCGGCAATGGCAACTTTTCCACCGCAGAATGGGCATCTTTTAAGTTCTTCCATCTTTAATTCTCCTTAAAACAGGCACTCAGCGTCAGATTCACGTAGCCAGCCTTCGCCCGGAATGTTGACTATCTCATAATACTGCCGTGCAACGTAGATTGTTTTCTGCCCATCCTCAGCGATCAGACCGACAATCAGATAGTTGCCAGCAGCCATAAAGAACCAAGGGTTGCTCTTGTAGGTCTCACCCTTCATCCAGTTCTTCATCCTGTTTACGGCTTTTTCAATGTCATTGTCGGGACAGTCCGGGTTGTCGTATGCAAAGAAATCCTCAGGAAATTTAAGTTTTTTCATGTTCTTAACCTCACACCATCGGAAACGACATCCAATGCGTTACAATCACATCTTTCGGCAGTCTCTCGCCTATCTCATCCCAGAACTGACCGTCTGCGTAACAGCCAAGAAAATACGCTGTCGGCGAGATTCCTTGCAACATTTTTCCATCTTCATCACGCCACGTTGTCTTAGTCGCAAGCAACAAAGGCTGCGTCCGCTCTCGTGGCTGTTCGCTTGCCGGATGCCAGAGGGTGTTAGCCATCGCTCTTTCTCCTTTCAATCTCATTGCAAACCGCCTTGTAGAACGTATCCCACATCTCATAGTCGCATCCCATGCCAAAGTCAAAATCAATCTTCTTGCGTCCTGCAATGTCACGTTCAAAGCAATCAAGGGTCTTGTCGGTCAGCTCTGGCAGAAGCGGTGTGATGTATCCGCATACAAAGCTTGGCATATATGAACGTCTGCCCAAGCAATAGCGCACAGCGCAGTTGCAAACCGCTCCAAAGTTATCATTAGTGGGGTCTACCATGCCTTTAGGTGCGTCTGACTTCAAATCGTTCACGCTGCATTGAAGGGCTTCTGCGAATTTTTCCAGCCGCGTTTCTTTCTTCACGCTACGCTTCTGCTTTTCAACGGCACTTACATACGCATTGGTTGTTCCAATTATCCTTGCAACATCTTTCTGCGTGATGCCAAGTTCAAGCCTACGCTTCCTGATTTTCTCTCCCGTTGTCATACTCTTCCGTTTCCTTTCTGATTTGCTGGCGTTCAATTTGCTTCAATCTCGCCTTTGCCAGTTTGCGGTTGTCAGCCTTACGAATAGCCCAGTTATTGCGGTGGTTTGCCCACGCTGCAAAATAATGGCTAAACTCGCTTTGGTCGTACCATCCCTTGCCAATAAGCCCTTTATAGGTCTGCTGACGTTTCATCTTTCTTCTCCCATTCCTTGCAGCCACGTTCATCCCACACGAAGTCTGCAACGTGTTCTGACTGGTCGTTCACGCACACGCCCTTCGGCTCTGCGTACCATTTGCAAGAGCCACAGGACGGCTCGGATTTGTTCTTGCAGGATTCTGCCGTGCATCGGATAGCCTTACCAGCGGAGAACTGTTTGATGCCAATGCAAGAGCAGTGTTCGGTGGTGCAGTAGAAGTTCATTCTTCTGTCTCCTTCCATCCGATAAACTCGCATAAACCAACAGTGTTGTTGGCGCAACGATGAATGAGGACTTTATCGCTTATTTTGAATTTTGCGATAAAGCCAATTTTGCTTTCTTCCATTTCGTTTTCAAACATCCAATCAACAATGTCTTTGTCGATTCTGACATCGCTTTCGTCCGTCATGGTCGCAAAGCACTGTTTGCATCTGTAAAGAGCGCACTTTTTCATTATATCTGCCCTCTATTTCTCCTTCTGTTGGCATTGAACCGCCCAATCACTCGCTTATACTCCTCATAGCACTCCGGGCACAGGTCGCCTGTGTCCCTGCGCCACGCCCAGTCCTTGAAGTATTCGTCAGGGTTCATCATTCTGCCGCCCAGAACTGTTCCGCAGCGGTCGCACACTCGCTTGTGGTAGATTCCTCTGTCAGTTTGCATTAGATTCGCCTGCTTTCTTTTTAGATGCGCGTTTTTTATTTGGGCTTTCAATCTGTTGTGGGATAGAATCAATCAGATTCTTGAACTTCTGCATAGTTTGATATTCAATCAAACTAAGCATAAACTGCGCTAGTTCTAATGGCGTTCCAACCTGTTCCGAACGACCGTCAGGATATGTAATGATTTTCATTGTTCGTTCTCCCTAACATCCTTAAACAGAATTTCTTTGTCAGCTTTCCAGTCTTTGATTTTGCACGGAATATGTTACCCATCAATCAGCTTTTGTTACGACTGTATCTGCGCCATTGACAGTAACCCATCCATGCTTCAGTCTGGCTTCAGCTTCTTTCATCTGAATAAGTTCGGGAGTGATGGATTCAGACACGATACGATTCGATTCTGCTTCTGCCTGTGCTTCGATCACTTTCACATCGGCTTCCGTCTGAGCCTTCACCTTGTCGGTCTCAGCCTGTGCAAGAGCGGTCTGCTTGTTCAGTTCAGCGATTTCAGCATCCTGCTTTGCTTGTTCTTTCGCTCTAATCTTTTCGGTCAAAGTGTCATCCAGTTCTACGTCAATCACGAGGGCACTTGAAACGTTGATTCCGTATTCATTGGTAAGCTTTTCGTTCAAATAATTTGTGATTGCGTTGTTTACTTCCGTTTTCTTTTCAGAATAAATATCCATTACAGAAAACTGGGGTGTTACCTCCTTGACGTAGGCGATAATGCTGTTCTGGATGCGGCTTTCCACAAGCGTTTCGCCATCCATTCCGTTAAAGCGGCTGTAAAGTTCAACAACACGGTCTGGAATGAAGTTATAATTTACGGTAAGGTTTACTCCAACCATTCCACCGCTTGCAGGAGCATCAATATGCCAATCTGCGTGTTCCTTTGCGTTATAATCTGCTGGGTCGTCTGAAAAAATAAGCTGCTGCTGGCTGATAGGAAACTTGCTAACGTGTTTCATCGGCGAGAGGAAGTGCCAGCCCTGCGACAAGGTGTTCTGCTCAACGCCCCGTGCCGAATAAACAACTCCAACATAACCAACAGGCACTCTCTCCAAACACAGCAAAAGAACCACTGCAACAAAAAATGCTGCTACCACAGAAGAAATAATAGTTGCTACCTTTTTCATGTTTTACTCCTTATCGTTAAAATTGTTGATAATCAAAAAAGCTACCGCCCAAGATAATAAGAAGAAAGTTATGAGTTCTTTCATTCTTCCGCTACCTCTCTGTACTCCACATCAATCCCCTTCGGCAAAGCCGTCTGGTACTTCTGGGCGAGCTGTTCTGCGCTCTGGGCATCGCCCAACGGCTGTTCAGGCGGCGCAACGGTGACTTCCACGTTGTCACGCATACCGAAGTAGTTCTTGGCTCGGAAAATCCACTCTGCCGGGTTCTCTTGACCATACATACCGTTGTATGCCCACATGGACTGCATTTGCAGAATTAGCTTCAAGATGTACTTCTGCTGCAAGCTGTCGTCACGGCGTTTGCCTGTCATAATCTGTCTCAGGCTAGGCCATTCGATGCCCAGCACCAATGCAATCCATTCCACCACAGGGGAGATTCTGGCTTCGATGCAAGCGTCAAAAAAGAAATCAAGGCGTTGCTGCACTTCAATCGGGTTGTTCATGTCCACGCTCGGAAGGTCTCCAAAATACTTGGCTGCGATCATGCCGATGACCTTCTTGTCCTCTTCATCACCAATTCTCGACTGCAAATCACCTGTATTCAGCATCTTAGACCTCGTGATTGCTAACTCCTGCTGTTCTTTCACCTTTTTACTCACCTGCGAGCGGATAGATTTCCGCTTGTTAAGCATCTGTTGTTTCTTCTTCTCTCGCTCTTTCTCACGCTTCGCAGCGGCTTCTTCTTTCGCCTTTTGCGCTCGCTTCTCACGCTTTTTCTTTTCAGCTTCGGTCAGCGGCGGTCTGCCACGACCACGCTTTGGGGGTGTTGCCATGTGTCAGACCTCCTTCGGTGGCTTTGGGAGTGGCATCCAATGTGTAACATCTTTGAATGGGATGCACTCTCTTGCTTCACACCAACCACCGTTTGCATCATAATAGGCTACCCAGTCACCAGCTTTTTTGTCGTGAACCAAAACATAATCGCTGGCAAAATCGTTTTTCGGAATATCAGGAAGTCTATCTTTAACACTAATCCATTCGTTCACGTTCTCACCGCTTCATCTTCGTTTCGATTTTATCTAGCTCGGTTGCAATCCACCAGATGGAGCAGCAGCTGTCCAACTGCCGCCACCAAGCGCACTTTTCTTTCTCGCAGATGCACCGACCAAGCGGATTGCTGGTCATCTTCATCGGGCAGTAAAGTTCGTTGTCCATCATTTCCACCCCATCGCAACAGCCGTACAAGCAACCAGACACACGTTGATAAACAGCCAGACAAGAATTGCCTGCCGTTCCTCAAACAGGCTGTTCGCCATGTTCTTAATTGTCCGTTCAGACTGAACCACTACTGCCAGCAGGACTAAGCAGACCAGCCAGCGGGTTACAAATTCAAACATTGTTACCTCCATCTAACATCCTCTATGATGTTTGGATTTTCGTGCGATTGAAACTCATATAGACTGCATATAGTTTTCTTTCCGCAAATCGGGCAATTAGGAGTTTTTCTGCTATCCGCTAGAGCAGTTGCAATACGTTCATCGCACACATCGACGCTAGTGGTGCAGAAGTCGCAAGTGAACGTGGCTCTTTTAATGCGACAAAACTTCGGATTTCTTGAAGTAATCTCTGAAATGTCCTCTACCGAAAACATTGCCATTAGCTCCACCTTTCTCTCAGCTCTTTTTCGACTTGTTCTGACTTTGCGGTGATATAATCTGCAAACTCGTCAGGGGTCATGTCCTCTTCTTTGAATTTTCCGACCATCTCCCAATACCTGTCACCAATGCGGATGATTTTCTGCACCTGTTCATCGGTCAGGTCTGCATCGCACCGAAGATTCTGAATCAGTGCACCCCATGTGGCGGCGATGCCGTCCAGAGCCATGCGAAAGCCGTACAACCGGTTCTGCCGTGCGATTTTGCGGAGGTTGGTCGGCTTGACCTGTTTCCCGCACAGAGGGCAGTTTCCGAATTTATTCATCCGACTGCTCCTTATCTTGAAGACGATGGAGCCAACGGTAGTATTTTTCACTTGCAATAATTTCAATTCGCTCATGCGCTTTTCTTTCATCCGAAGCACCAAGCGCAACCATGCACACCATAACATCTGCGTATTCCTCTTCAAACGCCTTTCGGCATTCTTCGATGCTCTTCGGTGTCGGGTTCGTGTCATCCAACGCACGGCGCAGCTTCAATGCAGCCTGTGCCAGTTCGGACGCTTCTTCTGCCAACTGCGCCAAAATTTCCGTCTTGGGCAGAATGTCTGAAACTTTCTTACTCTCTTCTGTTCTCCTTTCAGCCAGTCGTTGAGCGCAGCCATGCAAGAGGGGCAAAGGACAACGGTTTCATCTCTTATCGAGTAAATCCCTTTATCATCTCCAGCAAGGCACTTTACAATAGAATTGCTTTCAAATTGGTCAAGTTCGTCATCAAACGGTGTCATGTATTTCACATCGTTGGAAAGCGGAAACGCTTCACCGCACCTATCGCATACCATTGTCATTTTCACCACAACTCCCAACTAGCCTTGAGCTCTTTTCCGATTTCAACAGAAAGTTTCTTGATGATGATTCTTGCGTGTTCATACTGAGCTTTTACGCCGTATGAATAATCTGTGACAACCTTCTTCGGGCTTTCATTGCTTCTCATTTTCTTTCTAAGGTTTTCTTCGTTCTCCATAAGGAGTTCACTTTGGTACAGCCCCAGAAGCCTTACCAATTCTTGTTTTTCAGACAGTTGCATTTTCTTTCTCCAATCTCTTTAACAGCCCATCCACGTCATACCGCCAATGGACACGCAGCCTTTTTGCTTTGACCTCTATCCCCTCTTGCTCTGCCCACTTCCATGGGATGCTCTTGCGGCTTTCGTTGTATCGGAACGCCAGAACCTTGCTGGCAGGGATTGCAAAGGTGCGGTTGACCGACCGGTAATTGACTATCACATGAGCGGTCTGACCGCTGTACCCCATTGCATCCACCATGTCCGTGATGTGCTTTTCCTTGCGGTATTTGCACTTTGCCTTGTCGTACTTGCCGAACACCTTTTCCAGAGGGATAGAGGGCGTTTCAATGGTTTTTAGCTCGAACAGGTGGTTCATCGGGTAACGGTACACAAGGAAGTCGCAGATGTTGTCGATGGAGAAGGACAAGTTCTCGTTTCCGCCGTAGTAGGTGGCAGCACTGTCCTTCAGACGGTAGCACCACACATCCTTTGGTACGGATGCTTTGAAATCTGCTTCAAACTGCTTGCCGGTGTTCATGCGTTGTCCTCGATTTTTTTTGCTTCTCTGATACGTAGCCGAGCAAGTTCGCTATTTGCATATTGCAGTTGCCAGCTACCAAACCAGCCTTTGTGAACAAGTTTTCCGGCGCAGTAAACAAACTCCTGCTTCATCAATTCATCAAGTGAAATGATGTAACAGCCCGGCTCGTATTTCCTGCTCATTTATTCTCCACCTTCTTCATCGTTCACGATTTTCGGAATTGGCATCCAGAGCCTTACCTTTCCTCGATTATTTTCTTCCGTCCACTTTCCGTCCTTAAACTCTCTCGTTGAAACACAATCGTCCCAATGCCAAAATTTGTATACAGCAAAGTAGATTCCATCTTTTTTTGGTTGCGAATCTTTCACGCTAATCCATCTTTGGGTCGGATTTACCGTTGGAAGCTCTTGCAGATGTTCAAGTTCGGATTTCCACGCATCAACAGACGGAAACCGAATGCCAACTTCATCTCTCCTTGCCAAATTGATAAGCCCAGCTAGGTATTTTTCCAGCGGTTCAACGTCAACAAGTCTGCTCATCCTCGTTCACCTCTAAATTCACGGAATATGAGTTGCTTTGTCAACAGGCTTTTCCATTTCCTTCATAATCCGTTTGTGCTCTTCAGTAGTCATGTTGTTTGGAGAGAAACACCTGTCAACCATTTCAAACGGCTTAATATAATGGTTAAGGACATCTCTCGCTTCTTCTCGTGCCTTTTCGGCGCACATTTCGATGTAATCATCTTCCGTCATGTTGTAGTCGGTAATGCAATCAACAACCGAAGAAAACCGACACAGCAATCCATTAGGCTGTCTCGCAATAAACGCTCCCATTTATCGTTCACCTCTAAATTCACTTCCGAGAAACCGCTTCTTGCCACGTTCCCGGTGCTTGTCCTCGTAATTGCGGTGGTACACGCTCTGGCTGTGGTTCAGCTCATGCACGAACGCCTTGCGCTCCTCAAAGTCTTTCTTCTCTGCCTTGTACTTCTCGCAAGTGTCGTGGCAAGCTGTGCAGCGTGATTCGCAGTTGAGACAACAAGTAATCATTCTTCGCCAAATCTCCTTTTTGTTACAGCCATCGGGAACTCTTCGATTTCACTTGCCCAGCGTGCAGTACCCTTTCCGTATGCTCTTTGCCAGACTAGAGGGAAACCGCCTATACCATCGAACAGACTTCCTAGCGTAGCATTTTCGCTCAGATAGGGTTTCATCTTCTGCGCAATCCAGAACCACTGCGGTATAGCAATGCTGTTTCCGAGTGCCTTGTATCGTGGGCTGTCAGCGTACTTGTGCTTCTTGCCTTTGCTATCCACCCATTCGCCGATGTCAGTCCATCCGTCCGGGTATCCTTGTAGGCGTTCGCATTCAACAGGCGTAAGGCGGCGCACAATCCAGCGAATGATTTTCTCTGCAACCAAACACTCGCTACCGTTACCGATGTTTCCTGCTTTTGCTTTCAAGGTTGAACATTTTTCGCTTTCTTTGTAGTGGCTGAAAGATTGTTCGTTAAAGGTATGGCACTCAATCTCAATAGCCGTGTAATCTGTGATTCTGTTTTCGTGGTCGCCGGTGATTGTCGGCACGATTTTGCCATTATCATTTCCGCGAGCGTCAAAAACTATCGGTTGGTGTCCGTGCTCCTGTGCTCTCAAAGTTCCGGTAACACCATAGGAGACATCCATCTGTGAGCCGCCTTGATCGTTCAGGACAGGAACAGGTTGGAACAAAGTCTGGTCTTGCAACGTGGAAAGCGTTGCGCTCTTTTCGGCCTGTACCAGTGCGCCTTTCCCGCCTCCGGAACATCCGCTACGGATTTTCAGAGTGTAGGGATTCGCCCCCCTATCACGTCCATAAGGGCTTGTCTGAGAACGCCCGGGAGTGGCTTCCCACGCCTTGATGCTCTCGTCAGAATTCCCTGACAGGCTCGTGCGCTCAAATAGTATTTCTGTGGCACGTTGTCCTCTAAAATCCACGACAAGAGCGATACGTTTTCTACGTTGGGGAACTCCCCAATATTGAGCGTCAAGCTGTCGCCAAGCCAGAGACCATCCGTTTCCGGCGATTGCTCCGGCTTTGCTCCATCTGTCCCCCCTACCCGAAGGTCGAGGAATTGAAACGTCTGGCTGTTCGATGCGGGCAAGTTCTTCCAGCACGGCTCTGAAATCTTCTCCGTTGTTTGAGCTGAAAGCTCCGGGCACGTTCTCCCAAATAGCGAAAGTTGGATACAATCCATTGGTGGCTGTCCTCATTTCCTTAATGATTCTTGCGGCATCCAAAAACAACACGGAACGGTCGTCGTCAAACCCAAGCCTTTTCCCCGCCATAGACAAGCCCTGACAAGGGCTACCGAACGTGATGCAATCTACAGGCTCTATCTTGTCGCCGCGAATCTTTGTGATGTCGCCCAAGTGTTTCATCTTTCCAAACGCCCGTCCAGCCAGATAGCGCAGCTCTTATATAAGGTAGGCGGTTCGCCTTTTGTCCCGGTAGCGTAACCGTTAGTCAAAAGGGAGATCAGAACTGTCGTCAATCACAGAGAAGTCGTCTGCGTTGCTCTGAGAGTAGTTCTGCGGTGCATCCTGCGCCCGATCGGCGGGCTTGCTGTCAGACTTGCCGCCGCAGAAATCAACCTTGTTCGCCATGATTTCCGTTGCGGTGCGGTTGTTCCCCTGCTTGTCAGTATACTTTCGGGTCTGGATGCTACCAGTCACCAGAATTAGGCTACCTTTCTGGAACCACTTGGAAACGAACAGTGCCGTATTACCAAATGCGGTGCAGTTAAAGAAGTCAGTTTCCTTCTGGCCGCCACTCTGACGGTCGCAGGCAATGCTGAACGTGCAAACATCCTTCCCGGATTTCGTGACCTTAGCTTCGGGTGTGTGAACCAGATGACCCTGAATTGCGATAGAGTTAAGCATTGTTTAGCCCTCCTTCGGCTGTTTCTGGGCGCATTCCCAGCATAATACGCGCCCAAAGCGTTTCTTTGTGCTTCTTGCAGTTTCCAGCGGTGATACAGTTCGATTGTTGTACTGGACAGGCTGCAACTGTTTTCCACAACAAGCGCACGGAGGAATATTTTCTGCTCCCGCTTGCTTTTGGACAGGCTTGCTCGCCCTGCTTGTGGTCTGCTTCTGGTACTCGTCCGTGTCAGCGTCCTTCGTATCGTCAATACAGAACAAACCGTTCAAGGCGTACTTTCTGGCGTAGCTACTTGCGGTTCCGGTAATCTGCGAATCGTCCATACCCTTCTTAAACTCAGGCTCACGAGCGTATGCAGTCACCATGTAGGTGGCACCATCCTGCGATTCAACCGTTGCAGTGGCTTCGATGTAGTGCCAACTGTCAACGATAACAGGTTTGTCGGAAAGCCGCAGCACAAGGCTATGCGCTTTCAAGATGGGCTTTACCGCTTCGAGAATGTCCTCGCACGAGCGGTACTTGTATCCGCCGAACTTGTTCATCTGCCCCTTCGGGGCTTTCAACTCTGACTGAACAGCCATCAGAGCTTCATGGATTTTGCTGTTATCCATCAGTTGTTCTCCTTCCTCGCTTCTTTCCTCACTTTACGGCAAGCCGGGCAACGCTTTGGCAATGCCATGTTATGCGATTCAAAGAAAATGCGCTCTGCACGAGAAATCTCGAATGCTTTTCCGCAATCACGGCACATTTTCTCGATACTTGTGTTCTCGTCCCACGAAGCCCTTCTTACGGCATCTTCGACGACAAACGCTTCTTTGATTCCGTCATAAGGGCTCCTAACAAGCGTGTGCTGCGGTGCGTGACCGTTTCTGCGGAGCGTTTCCTCCAAATTGTTCCTTTTGCAACTTGTGCAAAGAGTTTCCGTGCTGTTCGGGAACACTGAAAAAGGCTTATTGCACTTTTCGCAGTGCTTAATTTCTTTCTTGTATTTACTCATTTTCTTTCCTTTCTTCGGCTTCATTAGGCTTCATTATTCTTGCTTCGGCTTAACTCGGCTGTACAAAATCAACCAGCCATCAGGTCTGCCAACTGCGCACGGAGGTCTTTCAGCTCTGCTTCCCTGTCCTCAATTTCAGACTGCAAGTCCTCAATCGCTGCCAGCCGGTCAGCTTCTTTCGCTTCTGCCATCTGCTTGTTGGTCATGAAGTACACGCCGTCCTCCGGCTCGGTCACGCCACCGAATCTATCTAAGCTCACGCTAATCATTCTTTCTGGGCCGTCCTCTCTGTTTTCTGTACTCCTGGATTTGAAGAGCTGAGTACCACTGACTTGTGTCGATTTCAATGGTAGACCACCGGTAATCGCACTTCTTGTTCAGGCAGTGCTTTCTACGGATGGTGCAATCGTCCTCGTTTCTAGTGTCTACAGTCGTGACACTTTCCTGTCCGCACATCGGGCATTTCACTGAACATCCCTCCACTCGTTGGTGTGGTGGGCCACTCGCTTGATCTTACGGTTTTCGCGTTCAATACGCTCATTCTCCGCGCTAACGCCGATAATATCGAGAATCAAAGCAGTAAAAAACATTGAGACGGACAACAGCGTATATCCAAGCATCCCCCAGCCATTAGAAGCACCGTTGATGGCGTTTCCACATCCAAGTGCTGCAACGGCGATGGATATGCTTATAAAGCACAATACAGTGCCTTTAACAGTTTTCATTTCTCTTCACCTCTTTTAAGACAATATCAAATCCGCTTGGCTTGTTTTCACTAATGGCAATCTTTGCATTCAAGGCCTTTGCGATTTTTAGAAGCGTATCGACCCGAACGGAACTTTTCTGCTTCTTTCGCTTGCCCAAGATGCTGTAAATCGTCGGCCTTGATACTCCCGATCTGCGGCTAAGGTCGTTGATGTTGAAGTACCTGGCTTTCATTGCATCTTCCAGCGTCATGCCTTTTTACCAACGCCGAAAATCCAGATGGTGGCCATCATAACGCAAACACCAATGATGTACCACGTCGCCTTAGCTCCGATCAGAATCTCGATATGATGCACCAGCCAGAAGTTCAGCAGGAACGTTGCTAGAACCAATGCCAGGACAATGCCCCAAATCAGGGCAATTTCTACGAATGCTTTCATTCTTGTCCTTTCTTTTATGAATGTGTTCCAACCGGTCTTTCTCCCGGCTGTGCCAGCGGATTTCCCGCTTGCCGTAGTATTTACCGTTCATCAGGAGCCTTCACCTTTCCCTGTGCAAGTAAAGTACTGTAATGGCCGTAGCTCATGCCGTATCGTTTTGCGGCATCGTTCATCTGTCGCACGGTATACTTTGGAGGCTCGTGCTTTTGAGGTCTCGCACGTTCTGGCTCCTGCACATCCCAAGTAATTTTGAACTCACCAGATGCTTTTAGCTCATTCAGCTCTTTTTGCTTTTTGGCTTTGTACTTTTTGGTCAAAGCCTTGTTTGCATCTGCTGCGCATTCAGGGTGATACTTCTGAGACCAGACCTTCCGAACCATTGGCTTCTTGCACCAAGCGCATAAAGCCGGTTCCGGCTTAGCCTTGATTCCTTTCTTTATAAGAGCCTGCCGTTCTCTGCGAACAATGATTTTACATTCTTCACAGTATTTCTTGCACGGATTTACAAGGCCAAGAAAGACACCGCAGCGCTCACAGTACTTTTCTTCCACGCTGCATCTCCTCTTTCAACCTGGCTTCCCGATTGTGGCGTTCAAAGCACTGGTTGATGGTCTTCTCCATCCAAAGCACCTTGTTGGCATCGTTTCGGGACACGCCAGCAGCCATTGCCAGCTTCAGTCTGCGCTTGCGGTTTTGCGCCCTGCGAAAATTCGTCACCAGCACTCACCCGCCTTGTCTGTGATGAACTTCGGTACTTCCCGACCTGTGGCAATGCACAGCGCAACCAGCCTTTCGACCCAGATATCATACAGCCCTTCTTCGGTCATATAGCACTGACCAACGCTTGGCTCTCTAAAATCGTTCCAAATCGTCAGGCCGACAGCGCCATCCGTGACCGTCCAAATCATGCTGTAACCATCGTTGCACAGGCCGTACAAAATATCTCGTGCTCTGCTTTTGGCTTCGTTAAATTCAAAAGCGTCCCAGTGCTTTTTGCTCTCCTTGTAGGCTTCCACAGCCTTGTTAATGGCGTGGCGAGCATCGTCCGGGTGCTCAAGGTCTACCTCCAATGTCAAAATCTGTTCCATGTTCAGCCCTCCTTCTGCTCAATATCCAGAATCTTGCAGATGCTCTGGATAATCTTCTCCGGCTTTCGCTCACCACGAAGAATCTTGTAGAGGTACGAATCATCAAGGAACAATCCAGTATCGCTTTGAACCGCCTGAATCAGCTCCGTTTGTTTCATACCTCGCTGCAACAGCTTCATCTTCACTTCCAGCTCAAAGCCAGAACGGAAGTTTTCTTTCAAAATTCCACCTCCATTTGCTAAAATCTATTGACAAGTACGGAAAGCTGTACTAATATAAGGGTGTAGAGAGTTTATATTGTACAGTGTTCTGTACTGCCTATGTCTGTATTATAGTACAGGCTTCTGTACAAGTCAACTCTTTTGTACAAAATTCTGTGCATTTGTATACTTGCACAAATATGGGAGTGTTCTTATGTCGGACTTGTACAGCAACATCCATGCACTCTGCGAAAAAGAGGGCATCAAAGACGGAACCCTTTGTGCCAACATCGGGATTCGCCGTAGTTTTCTTTCTGAGCTGAAAGCCGGGAGAACCAAGAGCCTGTCCACAGAGGTTCTTTCTAAAATCGCAGCCTACTTCAACGTATCGGTAGACTACCTTCTCACTGGCGAACAAAAAGAAAATCCGCCCAAGCAGCCGCAAAGCGAAGTCGATGCAGCAGTGGAACGGATTAGAAAAAAGCTTGAATCTATGCCGACAGCGCAGCGTGAAGCGCTGATGAACCTAATCGAGAAGATGTGAGGGACTGGTTCTGCCCGGTAAAATAAAAACCCCTTGTGCCGGGCTGGTATAGCTCTGCGCAAGGGGTTTTCTGTTATTCTAGGCCTAAGGCTTGCTCCGCTGCTGGAATCTTTTCAGGATGTTCCAGCAACCATGCAATAAATCGGTCAATCTTAGCTCTTTCTTGTTCACTCATTGTGGCATATCCTCCCGATCAGTAAATACGAATGTTCATTTGATACGATTATACATCTTTCAGTTGTATAGTCAATTCAATTTGAACAACTTCGTAAAAATCGAATGTTTTCTTCACATCCGTTACTTTGCATCGGGGAAGCCAAAAATTGCAATGACAATGATTAAGAGCCACATTAAGTTTAAGTTACCCTTTGCTTTGTAACATTCCGTTGAGAATGGAACGAAAAGGGTTATCCGGTAAATCGTCCAGCACATCTGCTTTGACGAGAGCGTTTGTGCTGATGCTGTGCGAAACATTGTTTAACTGCACAATGGCATCGTCTAAGTCCTTCACGGTTGCCCCACGCCGTTCCATTGACTGGAGGAAAGTTTTCACTTCTTCAAGAACGACAGGGTTCTCGGCTTTATAGAATCCATTCGTAAAGTCCATCTTCTTCTCCTTTCACAGTTCCACAAGCTGTCCGTCAATGCGTTCGATGTTATCTGCCGGGTCGCGTCCATCGTCTAAGGCGGCTACGGCACGTTCCAGGATGCCTTTTGCTTCGAGGTAAGCATCTTTATCAGCTTCGTACCCAGAAAGGCTCAGGACAAGCTCCAGCGTCCGTCTACGAGCGTATGGAATAATCAGAGCATCTACGGTTCGGTTCATTAGCTTTCCTCCCATGGTTCAGGTGTGTGTGGTTGCCCATCGGGAACGCTGGCAGGCATTCCGTCGATGATCGGCATACGTTCATGGTTCCAGATTACAGTTTCTTTCATTTTGTGTTTCCTTTCTATTTGGAATTTTTTGACAATACAGTTATAACATAGGCTGCTGTTGGTTCTCCATAGCAGCTTTTTCCATTTTTTGGCTTGTCGAATCCGGCAGTTTTGTAGAATTTTGTTGAAAGGGCGTGAATTTATGGATGAATATTTGTTAAGAACTGCAAAGGCATTGGAAATGGCACGAATGCGTTCCGGTCTGAGTCAGCAGAAATTGGCGGCACAGATGGGCGTTAATCGTGGCACGATTGCCAACTGGGAGCAAGGTCTTGCAGCCATTTCTCTGCCAATGGCTATGCGTTGGTTTACCTGCTGCGGCGTATCAGTGGCTCGATACATAGACGCTTGCATTCATCCGGGATTACTGGAACATCTGGAGGACGACCTTCTCGACATGGAAAAACGTCAGATTCTCATAGATGCCATGATGGAGTGTTCTTCCTACGAGATAGATGCCTTGTTGTATATGCGGTACGGAGATCACGGTTCAGACCATATCGGCGTGCTGACAGAGATTCTAGCAAATCTCCACACGCCGTTGAAGGACAGGGTCTCTGTCTGCCGGATGGTATCGGGCAGCTATGAAATAGCGCAGGCTACCGGGACAGACCCAGACCCGAACGGAACCGCCCCAAAGATGGAGATTCTCTATCAGGCGCAAGATGCCGGAACGGAAGCTGCTATGAAGTCCAACGATTCTTATACCGTGAATCCGAATAATATAAGCGGCTGATTGTCGAATTATCGTTGTTTATGATGAACATCTTGTACACCTTTCAACGAATTGATTTCTACTTGTGATGCAAACACTTCTCTTGTTGTGCAAATAAATAACGTTAATACGTTATGTTATCGCTCACTATAGCAAAATTATATTTTGATTGTCAAAACAAAAACCTATGCACAGTGAGTACACCGTTGCGTAAAATTGACTTTCATTTTGATAAAATAAGAAAAAATTAGAGATTATGGAACTTCTTCTTTTGTTTAGTAGAAGATTATTTAACTCTTGTTTATAATCTTGTTTATATATAATGTAAGAATGGGTACGAGATGTGCATGATGGGGTACGAGATGTGCATAAGCGTGTACGAGATGTGCGTCAAATAAGGGGGTCTAGGTGTACAAGATGTGCATGAGCCAATATAAGTGAATAAAACTATTGACGTGTACACCATTATGTGATAAAATTAGTGTACAGAGAAAGGAGACGTACACTATTGGCAGACCTTTATGAAAATAACTTGATCGAAAAAAGCAAGGCGCTTGTTTGGGCAGAGTTTAATGATTACACTGTTGGAGAGCTGCGGCTTTTGGAAGTGTATCTTAGCCGTATCAACCCTAGAGATGAAAAATCTAGTGAAGTCAAGTTTACCCTTTCGGAATATTGCGATTTGCTTGGACTGCGTGTTAATAGCAGGAACATCGAGAAGCAAATCGAACATTTTCTTGGCAACGTTGTGACGCTTCCTCTTAATGACGATGGAAGCGAGTACAATATGTATACGCTTTTTACGAAAGCAAGCGTTACGATTGATAAGAACTTAGGAATGTATGTTGTTACTCTCTGTTGCAACCCTGAATTGAGAAGTGTATTCTTTGATATTGCCAAGAGCGGTTATATCAAGTATAGACTTCGCTACACGGTAAAAATGAAATCGCAGTATAGCATTTTACTTTATTCGATGCTGCGAGATATGATGAATCGCGGCGGAGACCATTTTGATATTAGCATCAATCGGCTTCGTTCACATCTCGGCGCAAATGCAGGATGCTATGAAAGTTTCAAGAACTTTAGACGGAGAGTTTTGGATGCAGCGGTTGAAGAAATCAATGATGTGTCCGACATTTATGTTACTTACGAAAAAATCTCGTTTGGAAACAAGGCGGTTGCGATTTCTTTTGCCGCTAAGAAAAAAGATGAAAAGCCTGTCGCCGAATTAAAGGCGAAAGAATATAAAGAAGAACTTCCATTCGATGATGACATTCCTGTCGGCAAACCGAATAAAAAGGCTTACAGTGATGTAGATTGGGAGAATATAGCGCCAGACCTTGAGAAATCAGAGTGCATCGGCATTGCAAGAATGGTTGGGAAAAGAATGGCCGAGAGCTTCCCTACTATTAAGGCTCATAAGAAGAAAGCTGCCGTTGTAAACATTGTGAGTAATGCGTACAATAAAATTTTAAGAGACAAGAAGGAATGGCCTGATAACCCTGCTGGCTATCTTTACAGAGTTATCGAAAACTCTGACTTAGACGAGTTTTCGACTTTTGACGATAGCTTCTTGAAGTAGTCATACACAGTAAATAAAGAAAGAGTGATAAAATGGCAAAAATCATAGCTATCGCCAACCAGAAGGGCGGCACAGGAAAGACTACCACAAGCACCTGTCTGGCTGGTGCGTTGCAGTTGCTTGGCAAGAAGGTGTTGCTGGTGGACTGCGATGCCCAGTGCAATGCAACGGACACCTACGGCGCACAGACAGAGGACGTATGCACCCTGTTCGATGTAATGACCCGGCAGGGTACAGTAGAAGAAGGAATCCAGCACTGTGAAGCTGGTGATATTCTGCCGTCAGACAACGCATTAAAGGACATTGACGAGCAGCTTGTCCGGGACATTGGCAAGAACTTCCGGCTGCGTGAAGCGCTGGAATCCGTGTCAGAACAGTACGATTACATTGTTTTGGACACTCCCCCGCAGCTTGGTCTTGCACTTGTGAACGCTCTGATCGCCGCCAACAGCATCATCGTGCCTATTACAGCAGACCGCTATGCGCTTGCTGGATTGAGCCAGCTTTCGCAGACCATTGGTGACGTTCGCAGATACTTCAACCCGACCTTGAAGATTGAAGGTCTGCTTCTGAACAAGTACAAGAGCCGTGAGAACCTGTCCAAAGAGGTTGTAGAGCAGCTCCCTGTGATTGCACAAAGAATGGGAACAAGGCTGCTGGACGTGAAGATTAGAGCGGCTATGGGCGTTCGAAAGGCACAGGCAGAGCGGCACAGCCTGTTTAGCGGTGACACGGCAAAGAGTACCAGCGCAGAGGATTTCAAGGCGTTGGCGCAGAAGATTGTAGAGGAGAATAAAAAATGAGTAAGAAGATTGTAGACGTTGCTCCTTTAATGGAATACTATCGCAACAAACTTTTTGAAGAAGGCAACAATCCCGCTTTAGAAGATGCGTTAGAAAGATTAAGAGAGTTAAAAGACGTAGAATCAAAAGAAGTGTGTGTTTGTGGATGTTGGGAAGTCAATGGCATAGACCCAGTTAGCAACGTAGTCGGAAACTGGAAATGTAGTGTATGCCATAAAGTCTCACTAAAAGATTCCGCATTTTGCCCGAACTGTGGCGCACGGATGGAGGAAGAAGAATGAAATCAACCAGCAAAAAAACATCCGGCTTGTTGGGCGGGTTTGATTTCCAGCCTGTTTTTTCGGAACAGACATTAAGCCGAAGTGAGCCAAAGAAAGAAGAAGTAAGCCAAACAAAGCCGAACGAAGCCAAACAAGCACAGATTAAGCCCAGTGACGCCACAGGCAGCCATACACAGCCGAACGAAGCAGAATTAAGCAGTATTAAGCCGAAGCAAGCCAAAGACGGCGAAAGACAGCCGAGTGATGCAGTATTAGGCGAAGGTAAGCCGAAGAAGCTGAAACAGGCAAAGGAAACGAAACGGCTGATTGAACAGGGCAATATTCCCGGCGCACTTGCTGAAGCTGGTTTGACAAAGAAAAAAATCCCGATGCCGGAATCGCATCAGGGCGTTGCAAGCGGTGACGGCAAGCGTTCTAAACGCATTACCATCCTTATGAGCGAGGAAGAACGCAAGTATATCAACCGTGAAGCCAGACGGCACGGAATGACCATTGGACAGTTCGTGTACGCTCTGGCGGTTGCGGCGGCAGAGGGAAAGATTGAGTTGGAGGATTTCTTAGATGAATGACGTGTGGACTGATATTGGGCAGAAATATGAAGCAATGGTAAATATGGGATGCAAGCCTTATGGCTTCAAGCAAGTTCCATTAAATTTTGTGTTTGACGAAGATAAGTCGGTAAAGTGGAACAAAGAACAAGCGCAAAAGAACAACGATGATTACCGCAATGAAGTTAAGCGACTGAATCAAGAGAAAATGAAGCGTAGAGATGAAATCTACACAGAGATTTATAAAACAATTCAAGAAGAAGTCGGTTTTGGGATTTCAGAAAAGAAAGCGGCAAAAATTTGGGAGTACGCTTACGATAGAGGGCATTCAGCAGGATGGTATGAAATAATCATCAATTTGGAAGAAATTGAAGAGCTCGTAAAGTTCGTATTGGATAAAAAGAGCTGAGTTGGGGGATTTATTAGATGAATGATAGTGAACGATGCCTCATTCGGTTTGTTTGCGATGGCGATATGCGAAACGCGCAAAAAGCCGTTAAAATCATTTTGGATTCTATATCATCCAAAAAAGATGAGCGGTTCAAAGAAAATATGCTTCGCAAGTTGGAAAGCAAAAGAGAATTTATTGAATTGCCATATAACTTACAGCATCTTTTGATCGCAGAGGATACAGAAGAATTTCCAGAAGCAAGATTCCTTCTTAGGAACGGAGAAAAAAGTATAACGCAGAAAATCGTTGCTATTTATCGAGCATCTGAAAAATTAAATGAAATGGGCATTCCTTATTTGCCAGCATTGATGCTCTATGGGCAAAGCGGATGTGGAAAAACCATGCTGGCTAGGTATATCGCACATAAAGCAAAACTTCCGTTTTTGAGGATTCAATTTTCAAGTCTAGTTGATTCGCACTTAGGACAAACGCAATCTAACCTTGCAAGAATTTTTGATTATGTGAGAACCGTTCCTTGCGTTCTTTGTTTTGATGAAATAGATGCGGTCGGAATGGCTCGCGGGCAAAAAGATGACGTTGGAGAAATGAACCGTGTGGTTATTGCGATTATGCAAGAAATGGATAGATTGCCGAACAATGTCATCATTATCGGAACGACAAACCGATTTGATAGGCTTGACCCCGCACTTGCAAGAAGATTTCCGTTGCAATACGAATTAAAGCCGTTGTGCCGTGCGGATGCAGAAATACTTTCCAAAAGGTTCTTTGAATATGCAGGAGCACAATATGAAAACATAGCTTATGAAGATAATGTCCCCGCGTCTACGGTTATCAAAGAATGCACAGAACGAATTGTAAATCAAGTTCTGAATCAAGAAGATTTCTTGGAGGATTGACGATAAAAGTTAAGATTTAGGAGAAAATATGTGGGTCAGTATTATTGACGAACCAATTCCAGAATACTTCAAAAACGGGAGATCGTATCTTTTGAGTTTATATTTTCATAAACGTTATGGGTATGAGATTAAGAAAGAAACGGATGTTGTTATTGTATTTTGGGATAATTCATGCGGTTGTTTTCGTGAGACCACAACAAAGCTGGAAATTGATTCGAGAGATATTTCAGAATGGTGGGAAGACATTTGATAAAAGCTGAGATTTAAGGAGAATGCCTATGAGAATAAAAGTTGGAGATAGAGTTTACGATAAAGTATCTCAACGATACGGTATCGTGAAAAAATTTGTTGGCAAAGATTTTGTTGGAATGTTCTACGTAAAAGTCGACTGTTCCGAGGAAAGCGAATGGCGATTTCCAGAAGATATTGAATTGGCAGATTCTTCAGAAAAAGATAGCCATGATTCTAATTCTATGAAAATAATCTATTGCAAGGATTGTGAACTTTGGAATACATGGGACAAGCAAGGAGAATTGTGCAGCTGCGCTCATTTTACTCTTGATAATTCTAATGCTGTATATACCAAGCCAGAGGATTTTTGTAGTTATGCAGAACAACGATAAAAACTAAGTTCTAAAGTTAAAATAGCAGAACCCCTGTGCGGTCATTGTGACTACACAGGGGCTCTTTTTTACTTATCAGCAATGCAATCCCAGTAGAGATACGCCTTGCCGTCCACAGCGTCCGTGTCATCAAGGAACGCCTTCGCCATGTCAGCGTAGAAGCCCGGAGTGTCAACGGACTGGCGCTTTGCGACTTGACAATAATCCGAGTACATCATGTTCATGACAGCCCAGAAATCGTTCGGGTCACAGGTGATATTGCGCTGTTTGGCAACGTCCTGTGTCTGTTCCAGCGTCCAGTGACAGCCCTTCGTGCCGTCAGCATTTACCATGCTGTCGCACCATTCCTCTGCTTCATCGTGGGTGAGGTGCTTGCGTGGCATCTTGATGGAGCGGCTGTCCGCACCGCCATGCTCATACTGCCCAGACCGCTTGTCCCAGTCTCCGTTCTGCGAGAAGCCAATCTGCGGCATCTTGCGCCCATATTCAACGTCAGGGTAGCGGGGGATAGGGTAGGGGTCGATGTAACGGTTCTCCTCCTGCGGATAGTAAGGATAGCGGTCATTGCCATCTTCCAGCTTGCGCAGACGGCGTTCCAGCTCACGTTCCCTGCGGTCACGTTCTTCCTCAAGGCGGTCACGTTCCGGCTCACGGTCTTTATCGTGGTCGCGGAGCATCATCATGCGGCGAAAATTAGTCTTGCCCATAATCTAATACCTCCTCAAGAAATGGACGCAGGCGCACCGGCGTGGGAACGGCAGAAGCAGCCAAGATATTTGAACGTGCCTGTGCCGGTAGCGGACGTTGCCACACGAGTAGCATAGCGGGTGCGGGTGTGGATGCTCTCGGCGGTCGCCTGAGCGCAGTTGCAGTCGGTCAGAGGGTATGCGGTCGTGCCTGCACCTATGGTAATGACCACAGGGGCGTTGATGGTAGTCGTGTCCGGCAAGCTCTGAGCAACCACGATACAATACTTCTCTCCGTTCTGGTATGCGCCAGCAGGGATATTGATGGTCAGCGTGTCGTTGGCAAACGTGACCGCCTGACTGATGACCAAGTGCGGGCAGAGTTTGCAGCTTGTTTTGCAAGCCATAGTATTTTCCTCCTAAAAAATCAGGGACAGAGGTGTCTTACCCCTGCCCCGATGGTTCACCCGGTGTTATCGGGGAGTGTGTAGGTTAGCAGCAGCCGCAGCAGTTCACGCCCACGTTGGGGTTTGCCACCTGATAAGCGGGAATCGGACGAGGATTGACCCGGTTCAGGATGGTGTCGGTCTGGGCGCTCATCGCGGTGGTCAGAAGTGCATTCTGCCGATCCTGAGAAGCGGCGAACTTCAGGCTCTGGTTCTCAGCGGTCAGAGTGGCAATCTTATCCTGCGTGAAGTAGTCCATCATGCTGCGGAAGTTGGCGTTGCAGTTGTCCACGATGGCGCGGGCATTGTCTGCGATAGCCTGACGGGTAGCGCAGTCCTGCTGCGCAATGGTGTACTTCAGGTCGCCGATGAGCTGCTTGTTCTCGCAGCAGCAAGATGCCAGCTGCGTGGAAAGTGCGGTCTGACCCGCCTGCCGTGCGTTGCCCTCCTGCATGATGGCGAGGCTGATGGCGTTGTCGCCGTTGGACACGCTGCGTTCCAGACCGTTCACGAGCTGCGCGTTCTGGTAGCCGAGCTGACAGATGGCGCTGTTCACGCCCGCAAAGCCGTTTGCGATGTTGGCGTTGACGCCGTTCATCTGCACCAGCTGGTCATAGCCCAGAGAGCAGATGCCGCTCTGGATGCCAGCCAGAGAACGGGAAGTGTCCTGCTGGTAGAAGCCCTCCGACAGCGCCGCGCGAGTATCTGCGCCGCCCTGACCAGTTGCGCCAGTGCCGACCAGATAGGGGATGTAGCTGTTCATGCCGTTGTCACCACCGTTTCGACCGTAGCCGTTTGTACCCCAGCCGAAGATGATGGCGAGGATGATAACCGCCCACAGACCTTCGTTGCCGAAAAATCCGCCGTTGTTATTGCCGCCGTCCTGCCCAGCCAGATAGCCAGTTGCAAAATCGTCCATAACAAAACTCCTTTCAGTTTTGCGTTATGCCATCCCACCGCCGTGTGCGGTGGGCGAAGCCAAATAAAAGCGGTTTTTATCAAGTCCGCAAAACTGAGAAGCGTTTCGCTTAGAGGGATGCTTTACCGGGGCAGCGTCAGGTTCAGAGCACTTGCCAGTTGGTTCAGGTCGATGCCGCGCTCTTTGGCGAGGTTCTGTGCCATTGTCCTGAGCTGCGTTTCGTTTTTGCCCTGAATCAGGTTCAAGCCCTGCATGATGGGGGCATTCTGCCCGCTCAACTGCTGGATAAGCCCCATAGGGTTCTGCCCGGCACGAGCCAGATTTGCAAGCTGCATGATAGGGCTGTGAGTAATCATATCAAACGGAGATGGCATTGCTTATTCTCCTTTCTTTGCTGCGGCAGCGGGTTTAGAAAAGCTCTTCTGCCACTTTTCCAGTTCATCCAGCCTGTGGACGAGAGTGTTATACTCTTCAACAGGCACATACTGCTGTGTCGGTGCAGCGGTCTGCTGTGCCTGTTGCGCTTGCATCTGCCGCCACGCTTCCGGGCTGTAGAACTCCTGCACATAGGATTCGCAGGTGTCAGGGTTCAGCCGCTTGCAGTAGATCACGCCACTGCGCAGGTCGGGGCAGTAGGTCGGTCTGCCATACAGGTCAGACGGTATCGCCAAAAACTCTTCCCTGCTGGAAACAGGCCTGCCCAGCAGCCAACCGCCGTCCTGCACCGACTGCTGAACAGGCTGCTGCCCATTCATCGGCTGCGGACGCTGCTGCTGTGCCTGCTGCATCTGTGTGTTCGGCAGGGGAGCGGCAAGCCCTACCGTACCCATGCCGCCGTAAAGATTGACAGGCTGCTGTGGAACGTAGGGCGTTCCGGGTGTCTGGTAATAGCTCATAATACATCCCTCCTATTGCGCTCAGTGTACCGCACTGGCAAAAAACGAGAGACAACGAACGCACAACGAAGGGCAAAAAAGAAAAGCGCCCACACGGAAAAATCCGCATGAGCGCTTAAAGAGTGCTTATCGAAGTATCAAATACCCTAAGAACAAAAGAATGCCAGCATTACGAATGCAAGCCTTTTGTGCGTGTTCAACTTTCGGAGAGAGAACAAATCCAATATTGATAGCTTGCAGAATAATTCCGAACAGTCCAAATGCCATTGCAACAAGTCGCATTATTTCGTTCCTTTCTGAAAAATCCCCCACTTTGCCTACAACGTACCCCGCATGGAACGCAGAGCTTCGACAAAGCAAGGGAGTTTTTTTGTAAAATCAAGAGCGGAAATGCCCACAGGCAATGCCGCTCTCTACAAATGCCATAGCCTTTCAAGTCTAAAGGCGTCTCCCGCATGGTACGCACTGTAAGTAGGCGGGCGGGAGACTGTTCAGCGCCGAATCTGTCGACTGCTTTTTTCATTCCAAGATAAAGCACTGGGCTAGCTGGCAAATATCCACCCTAATGCGCTTCTTCGAGAGGCCGGGTAAATTTGTTGATGTTATTATACCACAAATCGTGCAAAAAGAAAAGCGGCAGACCCGAAAGCCTGCCGCTTCAATGCGTTTTCGTGAAAAAACGCACCCGATTGAGATTACAATATCACACATCAAGCATTTTGTCAATGCTTTTGAGCCGGTAGCCTATCGCCGTCCGGCTGTAATGCATCTGCGCTGCAATGTCCGGCAGTGGAAGCCGCTCAACGTACCGCAGTAAGGCTATCTTACGGTCTACCCTCCCAAGCGGTGCGCTTTTGATGGCGGCGGTCATCTGCTGTCGGTCAAGCCCTTGCAGCGCAGCGGGCAGCACTACACGAGCCGCCGCCACAGGTAGCACCGAGCCAGAAAGGCTGTGGCAGATCTCCGGCGTTGCGCACCATATTGCCAATGCTGGCAAAATGGTTGGGTCTCACGATTTTGTTAATGTCAACAAAATCGTGACATTTTGTCACCGTTTCGCCATAACCGGAAAAATGGTCGTATGTAGTGCTTGCCATGATATCCTCCTTACTGCTTTTGCAGCGCCGCTTTCATGCGGTCAAAGAAAAACTGAATGACCGTGCCGATGGTCTCATCGGTGATGGCCCACGAGATAAATCTGCCCCACTTGCTTGCGCTGAGGGCCGTGCGGAGCATCTGCGCCACCCACGCCTTGCGCTCTGCGCCGCGCTTTGTGCCCTGAATCTCGTGCTCTGCCTGCTCGATCAGGTCAAGCACAGTGCCCTTGACGGCCGCGCCATAGCCCAGCCGGATGCAGCCAAGTGCGTAGAAGATGAACCCGCCCAGCATAAGCACAAGGGCCACAGGGGCGGGAAGTGCGGTCAAAAGGTTATTGATTGTTGCCATGTATTACTCTCCTCTCTCTTTTTCAAGGTCTGCAATGCGGTGGTTTGCCACTTTCATCTGCTCTTCAAGCACCGGGATGCGCTGGGCGAAATTGTTGTGTGTCCGGACTTCCCGGGTCAGCTCTTCCAGCTTGGTTTCGGTCACAGCCTGCTGCTTGTCCAGTTTGGCATCCATGCTCTGGGCGGTGTGGTTGTTAGAGACGACCACGCCGATCAGGCTCAGACCGCCGGTGATAATGGCTACGATGATTGCTTCACTCATGCGCCCTCCCGAAGACGGGTCAGACCCTTCTTGCGGATGATACGGGGGTAGTTGACGGTGGTCACGTTGAGGTCAACGTTGCGGGAGATGCCCGGCACACGGCCCTCGCTGGTGTGCTGGTGAGCGTTGTAGTGATATCCAACGGCGGGAGTCTTGCCCGTGTAGTCGGCCAGCCAGATGTCCCAACGGTTTGCCAGGCGGCCCATGTCTAGTTCCATGTTGGAGTAGTGGGTGTAGGTGTACAGCTGGGCGTAAAAGCCCATCTTTTCCACCTGTTCCAGCGCATAGGCGGTGAGGTTGGTGAGGTCGAGGGT